GTACGTTGGTATTTAGAATTAAAGAACATACGTGATATACCCGGGCTTGTGATGGAAACTTTATTAAGATATTCATCATTTACAAGAAATTTTACAGAGACTGTAGGATATACCAGCATGTTCATGCTTAACAAAGACGCCGAAGACCTAGATGAAATTTCTGACACGTTAGATGCGTATGCTTATGACGTCATATTTGTCAATCTTGTTGATATAGGATACGTCACCACTGAAATCTGTAAACGGGTATACCACGTGTATAAAATAAGTATAGTAGAAAACATAGATAATATGTTACTCACGAAACTAAAGATACTGTTGGATAAATCAAGAGAAGAATGTTTAAATTTCTTAGTAAATATGCTGTATTTACAAGGATATCATAGGAAAAAACATTATCATATACCAGTAATCTCTGTTGAAAATAGTTTTGTAAACGTGCTTAGAAACAAAGTAAATTTGATAAAACAACATGAAGGTATTTTCGTTTAAGCTTAAAGAGATAAAAGTGTAGATAGGTATATGGCATTAGCGGCACTTGACTACGTTATAATCTTCACTGGAACTTTACTTTTGTGCACGTTTATAGTAGAAGTACCTTATATCCTATTTTTCAAAGTATACGATAATCTAGAATCTGATGATTTTGTTCTATTAAAAAACACAATAGAAAGCTTAAAAGACGAAGTTTCATATCTCGAAAATAAAAATGGGGAGCTGAGAATATATAAACGAATGTGGGAGTCTATGGGTGAAACTGAAGATGTCGATTAAACCGACTTTTTTTCTATGTATATGTTATATGCCTAAAGACGTCAAAAAAACAACTTATAGGCCTTCTACATGTGGTGCTTGTTGTACTGTTGGTCACACTAGCACAAGTCTAAGCTGTGTTACAAAGACAAAGGACTTGTCTATTATTTACAAATATATTCAAGAGAATTTTAAGAAATTTTACAAGATTTCTTACATGCCTCAGTATGTAGAATTATCTCTTAGGCTTATAATGGCGACATACCCGTCTAAGGTATGTATATCAAAAGCCCCAGTTCTATGGACTGTTGGAAACACAACTTTAACAGATGTAGATTCTCATACTATATTACATGGTATTAGCACATGCCATCTTCCTCTTGTGTTTTTTCGACTTGGTATAAGAGTACCAAAAAGTTCTGGTCATGCTAATTATCTCATTGTTAACAATGTTACTAGATCAGTGTATAGATATGAACCATTTGGAGGAGATGCTGATGTAATTATACCACATATGACTGCATATTTAACTATATTTTTCAACACTATAGGCTATTCCTATACGGATAGCTGTCTATATCTCGGTATTCAAACTGTTGCCAAATCTCCAGATCTATGTACTACATCAGTTCTTTACTCTTTTTTAAGAATTTTAGCCCCGGATATATACACGTTTAAAGAAGTACCCTATACAAGTATAACATCGAACCTCGTTAATCATGCAAAATTTGAACTAAATAACTTACTTGTTCACATGCTTGTAAATATGTTTGTGAATATAAAAACACGAGAACTAAAAGAAGTGTTTCTTAAGTACAATACCCTTACCGAGGCTAGTAAATCAAAGTTTTTACGCGATGCTTTCGTACACACCCCATTTATATATTAAACTATTTTTTTTCTTTGGAGATATTATAACCATGACTAATTTTATGGATATAGTAAAAAATCGTCCAAATGATGTTGTACGCGTATTTGTATCTGCTAGTGCTGGATGGGGTCACGAGATTACATTAAAGGATGGTACTACTATTACATCAGACACCGACGACGAATTTGACCAGTTTTATTCCAATGTGAAGAAAAACATTTTTCCAAATTTGGTAAAACTGTATGACAGAAGTGGCGAAGGAATATCCGTCAATCTATCCCAATCTAAAAAGTTAAAAGATGCAACTATGACGTATGCAAGTGTAAAGAAAAATGCAAAATATCTTAGAAATACCAATCTTGATATTGAAAATTCTTCTGATTCATATATACCAGCTATCAAAAAATTATTTCCAACCAGTAAAGTAGTTTGGGACACTGACTACGAACAGGTTAAAGTTATAGCAGGTAAGAAACCGGTAGCAGGTAAGAAACCGGTAGCAGGTAAGAAGAGAAAAGCGGCAAGTGACGATGAAATAAATGCTCTTATTTCTAAGATTCAAAAACTACTCTAAGTTAGACACGCACACCATATTTGATTTTAATACTACGTAGATCTCTCGCTATTACACTGAATTTACAACCTCTAGTAACTCCTTTAGTAAAATCCCCCACTGCTATCTTCATATGGTTTATATCATGCGGTATCTCCGTATTGTATAAGTCTTTATACATGAACCATGCTTTTAGTAGATTGGTTTCGTTTATAGTATCTTTAACATCCCCAGTTTTTACAACCATAGTTTCAACAAAATGGTTATAATAACTAACTTTAACAAGTACATCTTCTGTATATTTTATAAGTTTCACCATTTTTTTAATCATGTCCTTTACGACACACCCACCTCTTATAAAATCTAAATATTTATTTGATACTGCTACTGCTTTTGTATTTTGAGATATCAAAACGATTTTTTTAAATATGTATATCATGTCTTTAAGTATGATATTTCTTATAGATGTTTTTATATTATGGACTAAGCCTTTATCCACTTCGTATTCTTCTATACAATGTCTCTTTATTCTTCCAGTATCTATATATACAGCTTTAAAAACAGAACAAGCAAGGTCGTCTACTGTAATCATCCTTTCTAAAACTTCATCAGTTAAGTCTTTGTTTCTTAACAATACACCATTAACTTCATCTGTTATTTTTTCTATTTTATTTTCCAGCCTTTCCTTTTTTCGTCTCTCTTGTTTTTCCAATGTAGGTCCTCTTGTTACTTCGGTTACTTCGGTTACTTCATGGAAGATCATATTATCGACTGATATTTCAGGAAGTATGGCTTCTATATTTGTTTCAGATTCTATATCATTTTCCAATGTATTTATATCTATATTATGTTTTTGATAATAGAGTCTGTTTTTTTCAAGAACAGATGCTTCGTATTTTTTTATTTTTTTTTCGTATTCTTCTTTCATTTTTTTAATAAAATTATCGATTTTTTTCTTACTGTTTTTTTCTCTTATTCTCACGATGGATATATCACTATATGGCATCTTATAACAGCTAAATATTAAAAAATTGAAATAATGACGAATTTTCTAAAAAGTTAACCTTTTAAGGTCAAATTCGCATCCCTTTTATTTTTTAAGGAAAGAATTTGACCTTAAAAGGTTAACTTTTTAGAAAATTGGTTTTGTCAGTTTTCCAACTTTTTACCATTTTTCCCATTTTACTTCATAAACTTTTCCGAGATGAATTTTTTTATGAAGTAAAATACGATTTTTGTCTAGAAAAAATTTCTATTTCAAACTTTTTCCTACAGCCCGACATCGGAAATGCAAAAAAATATAATTGAACATGCGGTTGGCTGTATAGAATTTGGGTATTTTAAGAATTTTCCAGTCCATGGTTTTCAGACAAATTAAGGTTAATTTACCTTCATAAAAGATAGAAATAATCTGAATATTTAACCCACGTTCGCTTCTCATCTTTTACTACTTATTTTTAATTTTGAACTTGTATGTCTCTTGGATTTCAAAATTTTTTCAGATTTTGAAACTTTTCCTATGGAATTATGTATCGTATTCACATTTTCACTCTTTTTATATATTTTACTGTAAAAAAAGTTGTATGTCTAGAGAAAATAGAGAGATTCCTATAGACATACAAGTTCAAAATTAAAAAAATATATAAAAAGAGTGGAATGCTACTGAAAAGTGTAAAATGGTAGAGAAATGTTATGAAGGTAAAAAATTTTGAAATCCAAGAGACATACAAGTTCAAAATTAAAAATAAGTAGTAAAAGATGAGAAGCGAACGTAGCTTAAATATTCAGATTATTTCTATCTTTTATGAAGTTAAAATAACCCCCCCCACCACGAGCCCTGGAAAACTTTTAAAATACCCAAATTCTATACAGCCAACCGAGCAAAAAGTTTTCATTATTTGTATTTTTGATTTCAGTCTGTAGAAAAAAAGTTTAAAAACAAAATTTTTATCCTATTTTTTGCATTTTACTTCATAAAAATTTTAGACCAAAAAAAGTCTATGAAGTAAAATAGGAAAATGGTAAAAAAGTTGGAAAACTGGCAAAATCAATTTTCTTAAAAGTTAACCTTTTAGGGTCAAATTCTTTCCTTTAAAAATAAAAGGGATGTGAATTTGACCCTAAAAGGTTAACTTTTAAGAAAACTAGTCATTTTTTCATATTTACCTGTTGTTTCAATATGACGTCATATCTTGATTCACGAATAGTCACGTGACTGAAACAACAAACTCAGTCCGTATTAGGGTTATGGTTACGTGTATTAGGGGTATCTGTTGTTTCATATCTTGATTCACGGATAGTCACGTGACTGAAACAACAAACTCCGCCCGCTTTTGGTGGGGAATAGTTTACCGCCCGCTTTTTATGAATCACAACACAGCCATATACCTAAACACGGATAAACCTCTTGTTGAGCGGATAAATTCGGCCGCTCAACAAGAAACCCGATATTAAACTGAAAATATTTTAGTATAGTGATAGTAACATTATGCCTAAAGACGTCGAATATAATTTGTTGATACCGAGACCTGTAGCGCGAAATATAACTACATGTTGTATATGTTTGGAAAAGAAGACGACGATCAACCAGCCTTGTGGATTGAATGTACATAGAATATGTATGACGTGTATAACAAAGATAATAGAGGCTATTCCTATCTCCAAAGAAAAGCCATGGATATTATGTCAGTATCCGTTTGAAGAATGTACTGGTGACTACGACAAGACCTTTATCAAATCCGTGTTAAAGGAGAGGTATCCTGTTTATAAGTTAGCAAGTGACGCATATCTTTACAGTGAATATAGTGTGAAATACTGTCCTGGGTGTTCAAAACTACTTGTATTCGAAGACGAATTTGACTACAATATGGCATATGAATGTATATATTGTTTTACTACGTATTGTTTTGTATGCGATATAAAATGTCAAGAAGGTGCTACTACTTGTATTAGATGTAATCTTTATGAAGATATAAATCCATATGCAGATAATGAATACTTTTACAAAGAAGGAGATAGAAAGAATATAGCCGATTACTATTATAAAAATAATGAGGTAGGTGTAGAAGTAGCATACAGACAATTATGTGTAAGATTAGATGAAGTTTGTGTAAAATGTCCTGTATGTACTACCAGTTTGTATAGAACTGAACAATGTAATAGTTTAAAACACTGCCACGTTGAAATATGCTTTTCATGTGGTGCTTTTAGTGGAGTAGGTATGTCTTTAGGAGATCATTGGAGTGCGATCGGGCGCGGGTGTTCGAGATGGTCTACGGATCCGGTAGTAAAAAAATTAGAACCTTCATATGAATGTGTAGACGGTGTATGTTATAGTCATGGTAGTGGTGACTGTAGTATGAAAGATCATAGTGTGGGGCGAAACAGATACAACGAGTTTAAAAAAAGGCAGTATATTTATCATAGTCTAAAAAGTTTGTTGCCTAGGATACGGTATCAAGTCATCGGACTTATGAATGAAGAACAAAAAAAGTATCTTCCAGGCGATAATTCTTGGGACTATCTTGACAATGGATGTAACACTCAGGACAATAGACATTACATGACATGTGTTGTCGAGTGATTAGTTTATTTTGAATTTTTTTTCTACAAGTAAACTAAAGGGATATGAGCTTTGGCAACAAATCTGGTTACGCATCATTGTCAGATGCATATGGAATCACAGAATTTACGAATACAGTAGAAAACACGTATACCGTAGAATCCCCTATAACCACTACTCCAGATATACCAGTTGGAGTTGAAAATTTTGAACAAACAGAAGATTCACATGTTACTTGTGACGCTGTTAAAAAACATTGCGAGAGCTGTAGCTGTGTAAAAAAACACGGATACGGCCATGTAGGTAATTACCTCAATGAACTGTTAAATTTTATTTTGATTTTGATTTTGCTTTGGATACTAGTATTTAAACCAAGCCTCTAGGCTTAAACGCTCTAGAATGGAGGTGGGCCAGAGATAATATTTTCATCCAAAGAAATACCTTCAGAAGCATGTACATAAACGATAAATGCACTAACTAACGTAGCCACTATAACTGTTTTGATATAGGATTTGTCTTCGTTAGGTTGTTTAAAAGAAAGATTTAAAATAGCAGTTGCTGCTATAGCGAATACTACTGCTATAGCTACTAGTATATAGTTCTGCTTTAGGAAACTGAGATCCATGGTTTTACAATAAGAAAATAAAAAATTTTTTACCGTTTCGACGAAGACGAGTATTTTCTCTTCTTTTTTGTAGATATACTAAGGTTTTTTAATAGAAGATCGCCTAGCACGTTCTTGTATTTCTTAGCACATTCGATACGCGATGCGTTTTTGATATGATACTGTATTTCTGGAGTCAACGTACTCATATAATATCCATCGTATGATAATCTTCTAAGGTCAGAGCATGATATCCCTCTTACTTTTTTTAATACTTCAAGAAGATCGTTAGAAGCTGCAAACTTATACGCTTTTAACAAAAACTCGTATGGAGGAGAATATAACGTTGCTATAAAACCAAATATTCTAGTATTACATGTCATTGCTCTTAGATACAGTGGTAACGTAGTACCATAGTTATATGCTATGTTAAATTTTGGGATGATAATCTCAAGTGTACGTATTGAGAAATTACATAGACCCTCAACAAACATATCAACTTTTTGTTTCAGAAACAAGTCTTTCATTTCTGTTAACATGTATAGAATTATCAGGTCTGGGTCGTCGATAGTCAAAGCTATACTAAAAGATACTAGGTCAGGACGTAGCGTATGTTTCCTTATAGTCCTCATTAGTTTCTTGTAGTTTAATTGCTCTGAAGATTTAGTGTTAAACCCCAAGTTAGAAATATAACTTTTAGCTATATATGTAGATACTAGCAACGACATGTAATATCAGTGTAGAAAAAAACTAGAAATAAATCTAGAAATCATTAGAAACGCCCAACATCTCCAATGTTGTTTTAGATGCGTTCTGTTCCGATTCTTTTTTAGTTTTACCGATACCTACACCTAACATGTATTGGTCGTCGAAATACACATTATACAGACCTTGCATCGCTTCATCCAAATTAACTATAGTTTTGATATTAGGATGGGATGCGCAAACATCCATCTTCACCAACACTACGGTAGTAAACGATTTACTACCTGGAACACCGTCAGTAGCTATGGTGCTATAGACTGGGTGAGACCATGCATTCATTTGGAAATATCTTAGTAAGATGTCTTTAAAATTATCGTTATTATCAACGAGAAATTTGATGTCTACGTATTTATCGAAACACGAGAAGATAAATTCCTTTACCACGTAAAACCCTTGGTCTTTGTACACCGCAGCGATAAAGCTTTCAAAAACATCTTCGATAAGACGCGGATTCTCCCTCCCGTTGATACGTTCCACGTGATTAGATATCAACAACCAATTTTTGAACCCTAACTGGGTCCCCATGTAACTCAGCTGAGTATTTCTTACTAATTTTGTTCTTAATTTGGTAAGAAACCCTTCATCTTTATATCGAAAAAGTTTAAAAAGATATTCAGCGGTAGCCATGTTCAATATGCTATCTCCTAGAAATTCTAACCGCTCGTTTGAACTAACCGGTTCAAAATGAAAAACACAGCAACTGTCTTCTTCGTCTACAAAACCCTCTCGAATTAAAAAAGACTTATGAACAAACGATTGTTGATAAACTTCAATGTCTTTTACCTTTATAGGTGTTTCGAGGTGAGCATTGAGGATTGTTTCAATGTCTTCTTCGGATACTAGCTTGTTTACTACGTTGTTCATTCTGTTGTGGTATTATATCAACAGGATAAAAAAACCACTTTTTCCACACATATTTATTTGTAAAACAGATACAATGGACTTGGATCATGGAGTAAATCCATACTTAACCATTTTTTTAAAGTTTCTATCAATGTAATATGTTTTTGAGCAGTACTAACGTCTTTTAGGTCTGGGTTATATCTTATAAATTTAGTAGGTAACCCAAGACCACATGAAATGTTATTCATACGATTTATTTCACATCCTTTATCATAGCCCTCGTGTCCATTTTCATCACATTCTGCTATCAAGTAGTAAGTACCACGATCAAAAAAGAAATCAGGACGTTCTTTTAAACAACACTCGTTACTAAATTGTTTATTATGTACAAATTTATATTCTGGAAGATATTCTTCAAGTAGTTCTTTAACAATAATTTCTTTAGTTTTGTGATATCTGTTTGGATTGCAATCACTACAGAGGTAGTTTGTTTTTTTTATTACTTGATACAAACCACAACCAGTACATCTTTTATGAATAATATCAAACATCAAATCCGACTTGTGATCAGAACATTTACTAGGTTTTTTATCACTAACCAAACCAAAATATGGTCGTTTTTTACAGCCTTTGGTTGTACATCTTTTATGAATAATATCAAACATCAAATCCGACTTGTGATCAGAACATTTACTAGGTTTTTTATCACTAACCAAACCGAATTTTGGTTGTTTTTGACAACCAATAGTTGAGCATCGTCTATTACATATATCAATCATCAATTCTGTTTTATGTTCAAGGCATTTACTAGGCCTTTTGTCACTAATAAAACCAAAATTCGGTTGTTTTTGACAACCTTCTGTTGAACATCTTTTACTAATAATATCAATCATTAACTTTGTTTTATGTTCAAGACATTTACTAGGTGTTTTATCATCAACCAAACCAAAATTTGGATATTTTTGGCAGCCTTCAGATGAACATCTTTTGCTAATAATATTTATCATCAGTTCAGATTTATGTTCAGCACATTTACTAGGCTTTTTATCCATAGGTAATCCAAATGCTGGTTGTTTTTGGCAATTTTCAGTTGAGCATCGTTTATTAACAATATCAATCATCAGTTCTAATTTATGTTCAGCGCATTTAATAGGCTTTTTATCCGTAGGTAATCCAAAATTTGGTTGTTTTCGACAATTTTCAGTTGAACATCGTTTATGAACTATATCAATCATTAACGGTGATTTATGTTCGGAACATTTACTAGGTCGTTTATCACCAACCAAACCAAAATTTGGATATTTTTGACAACCTTCAGTTGAACAAAACCTTACCATATATCTATACTTAGATATATTTCTTTAAGCCATTACTCCCCCAGATAGTCCACCTCACTGTTTGATGTATCGGTGTCGGTATCTACAAATTGGCATTCGTCTACTTGTTCTTTTTCCTCGACAGGCTCTGGGTGATAGAGCATTACCTGCGTTACTTTGAATGATAAACCAAATTTATCTCCAAAAAACCATAGTCCGATGCATTCAATAATAGATTGATTATGTGATCCTTTTCCCATTACTTGTGTCAAATACTCTCCATTGCCTTTTTCCGCGATGTCTACCTTGGGGTATTTTCCATCGACTTGCTCGTTTTCATAAAATTCGCATTTGATTGTATCATCATCACCTACAATGATCTTTGACCTCAGAGTAGGACTAAACATCGGATTTTCTGGGTACTTCAGGTACGAAGAATACATGGCCTTTACCGTTTCAATCGTCTTTTCAGGAAAAAATTCCTGATGCACTTTCGAGATGATAAAGGCGTCAAATTTCTGAAAGCTTTCAAGTAATTTACTATTGTTTTCAAAAGAAAAATCGACCAAGTATTGGTTCTTCTTGCTCATAGTGTCTTTCTGTAGACCAAAAGGTAATCGCATTTTAGGAAGTCTAAATTTCAATGCTTTCTTTTGACTGTAAACGTATATAAATTTGTTAGCTGACTTGACTTTTTGCTTGCTGAAAGCGATAGTACTAAAGTCCATGGTTTCGATGTTCGTTGCCATTCGTTGTGATAAGTATTGGATTTATTTCTTTAAGTTAAAAAACATTAATTTTAGATTATTTTCTAATGATATACCACAATATCGCAATGAAAAAGATTTTCATCGTAGATTCTTATAATATCAATTTATTTGTATTAAACGAGTATCTAAAGGAATCCTATGATGTAGAAACATTTTCCGAGAGCTATGAATGCATTTCTAGAATGCACGAATGTCTTCCAGAAGTTATTATAGTCAATTGTGGGGTAGACTACTCTGTTGCCGAGGATATTAAAAAAGAATTTCCAGATGTTAGAATTATAGGAACATCTGCTTCTAGATATAATGAAGAATGTCCGGTTATAGATCAGATTATCATAAAACCGATATATAAACCAGTATTGATGAAATGTTTATCAGCAATGACTTAAAGAAATAAAACAAATAATGAACATGTGTTCCGAAGATCTTTACAGGGCAAAACATGGGTTTATGATGCAAGAAACGTTTAAGTTGATTAATTGGGCAGCCAAATCTCTATGTTGTTATAAATGTCTGTATGGAGATTACAGCTACCCTGAAAACCACGGGTTTCATCACGAAAATAATCGTAATTTGATATTGTGGCGCATCGAAGCTTAAAGAAATAAACCTGTAGTATAGTACATACAAATGACACATATGGACAGCTTGGATGAAAGTTTATTTTATACGTTTAGCATACTTACCCTATGTACTATTTTCAGCGTAGCAAAGGTTTTTAGAGATGAACTTTACCTAATAGGGGATTTAAACAATAAAGTTGATGCAAGTACCCAGACAGAAGAAACTCAAGTAGAAGAACCAGAAGAAGATGACTCTGAAGAATTGTTGAATATCAGTAATAGTATTATTGAACATGTAGCTGTACAACACAATCCAGCAAGAAGGTTTTCTATTTGGTAAACTTAAAGAAAACTTATGTATAAAAACCACAATGGACGAAGGATTGTTTTACACTTTTATAGTAATGACTTTATATGTTGTATACGACATAGTAAAGGATTTTAGAGATGAACGTGGTCATTTTAGAGATGCATGTTACTATGTAGCAAATCATTATAATACAGAAGACGCGTCTACACAAACCGAAGAATTCTACCCTGTTTGGTAAACTTAAAGAGATAAATTCAATGGAATTACAAGAGATGGATATTAGAGCTATATATAAAGCTGTTTTACTTGATATTATTTTGTTGAGATATGTTAATTTTGATGACGGAGAAGAAACCATAAAATTGAATAAAATTATGGTGAATCACAGATTTGGCCCTGGTGTTGTAAAGGGAGATGGATTTGTTGAATGGTAAACTTATATAAAAACATACTTATTATATAAATTTAAGGCGTATTAAAATATTCTGTAATATTTAAAGAAGGGTTAACAAGATAGATAATATCACTATCTTCAAATTTTAACATGTTTTGGTCTTTGGTCAATATGTACACATCGTGTTCAGAAATCTGATTAGCCAATATAAAAAAGGAATTAGAATGATTAAAATCAGCAGAAGGACCCTCGTACATTTTGACGAGTTCTGTTATATCCTTTACTATACCTTCTGGTGACCTCGAGTAAGCGAACAAGACATTTGATTCTACTATTGGGGTATTATATGACAATATATACTCAATCGCCTGATCAAACCGTGAACTACATGTCATAAGTATATAGGACTTGTTGTTATAATGATATTGGATCTTAAACTCTTCGTCTAAGATACTACTTACCATGTCGATATTTCTATAATAATCTACCGTTTTATTACGTGCATGACCCATCATAGATATTTTCAAGACCTTGTTTATAATAGGCTGGTAACTTATTTTTGAAAAAAAATACGCAATGTATTCTAACATATAACATACTACAGGATTATTTCTTTAAGTTAATAAACGCATCGTAACCAGCCTTTATCTGAAGGTCTATAGCTTCTTTTGTGATGTTAATATTTAAAGCAGATGTATGTTTCCTTATTTTTACCACGTTGTATCCCTTTAAAATATGTTTTTCTATTTCCAATACGCTTCCTTTATTATAAACAGCTGACATCACACGTGATATATAGCTTTTAAGATCTAAGGGATTTGACACCTCTAATATATTTTCAATATAAAACCCAACTGTATCTTCTACGTCAAAAACATCTATAGGTAAATTGTTACTCAGGCAACCGTCTACATAACGTTCATCTCCAGTAGTAAATAAAAATGGAATGCATATTGAATGGCGACATGCTGACACTACTTCGTATTCAGGAGTCAAATCTGAATTAAATATTTTTTGACAATTGTTGACAAGATCATGACAAGTTATTATAAGTTTTATACCACGTTTATCTAATAGTTCAGAGAAGGTCAAGTTTTTTTTGAAATTTTTGTGTTTTAAGAGGTAACCTAAGAGGTAAGTTATCTTGTTTCCCTTATCTATTCCAAATTTACTCAACATTGAATCTATATTGACATCTTCTAATAGATTCATATCTATATTCTTGATTATATATTCCAATTCTTCTGACGTATAACCAAGTGATATTAACATACCCATGATAGCACCCATCGAAGTACCAGCTATATTTTTCACATCTTTTAAAGTGTTTTTTTCTTCAAAATATCTTAAAACGCCAATATATGCTAGGCATTTTATACCTCCGCCAGCTAATACCAGGTTCTTCATTACCATATTACTCGAAATTAATCGTGATATTTACACGAACTACTGATACTTTATCAAAAAATTTCTTGACTTCTTTCTTTTTACGAGGCACTGGTGCAGATTTTATACTTTCCATTTCCTTTTTAATAGAAGGTAAGCGATCTATAATATAGTCTATGATTTTGTATCTAAACATCCAGTCAAAAAAATTAAGCTGTGCTATTGTTGTTTCAAACGATCTGTTTTTATCAATTGTTATAGGTATCCTATCCGTTCTCCGGTACATATCAAAACAACTCTTGCGGTATGATTTTATCTGTTGATTTTTATACGAGCTATACACGTCAAATTGTTCACCGTTCACTTTGTAAATTACCGGGGTTGTCTTGGCATGAGTTGCAACAAACCATTCGATCACGCGCATCGAGCATGGTCGTTTTTTTTCAATAATATCGGCAAGTATAGTTAGTCTTTTCTTTGTAAAAGATTTTAATAGTCGCTCGAGAAGTAGAGTTTCTTTATTGGTATCAGCCATTATAATTCTATGTATTTATTTCTTTAAGTTCTAAAATCATAGGCTTAAAGAGAATTTTGTAGTTAATCGTAGGATGAAGTTAGAAGAAATTCAAAAAGAGATTGAATACCATGAACAAATACAAGTAAAATCTTTACGTAGATTAAATATTTTATATGAATTGATGAGGAAAAATTTCAACTGTTGCAGGAGATGTAAAAAATATAACAACAAAGAAGATTTACGTTATCTAACTGATCAAGAACTCGAGAATTGTGAAACGACGTCAAATGACAGCTGCGACCCAGGGTATTTGGAAGAAGAGTTGTATTGTAAAAGTTGTATTAAACTGATCTAAATTTATACTACGCTTAAATAACGAATCTTATATAAACCATCATGACTAGAATTATTTTTTCTGAGTTCTATACCCGTATTACTCCTCCATCGTATTTCTAAACGGCCAAATGTAGAAACGCTAGCTGACGAGCTCCACCTAGTAATAGAACCTATTCTACTAGGATCATTTTTCATCACCGTGAACCTCCCACAAGCGCCGCCTGACACAACATTCACCACGAGTATATCAAATACTCCTGTTGTATTCGCAAGTACTATATTCCAATTTGTAGATGTTAACGTGACACTCAGAGTCGGTATGCCGGATAAACTATTCTGATCGCAGTATATTTTATTTACACCATCGTAATCTGATGTAGGTGTACCAAGAGTGGTTATTTTATTTGCGTTCATGTCCACGATACTCGAAAGTATTTTTCCACGTAATATCGTGGAATTATTTTTACTATATGCTGGTGTGCTCATTAACATACCTTTAGAAAAATTTTACTTATAAAATGACACAAAAGCCATTTTATAATTATTTTTATATAAGTGTACTGTATATGAAAGCAGGTAATATTTTTCACATTGTCGTTATTTTTCCACTAATACTTCTCCTTGTATATAAAGAACGTTTCCCGCTAATTAACCAAGACATTCTTAAAAATGTTATTTTGATACTTGTATTGTTAGGTGCTATAGTTCATGTTTATAAACTTGTCGTTTAGTTCATGAAACCAGTGTATTGCCCGCTACTATATTCTGGAAACATTGCTTGTTCATATTCTAATCCTCTAAACTTTGGATGCAACATTGCTTCTGGGACGCAAGAGTTTTTCAATGAACAATCGATTACAACTGGCGTAACATCTGGTTTCTTTTCGATATAAGTTTTGATGTAATCGTAAACGTCGTTACTAACCAATCCGAAGAAATAACCAAATAAAAACGCGCTAAATACTTCCTTCTTGTCCATCTTTTTAACAAGAATTAAAAAGATCTCTTTAAGCCCCTGTTCGTTTTTGAACTAGATCTCGGTCAATCTGAGCTAGTTTTAAAGCATTCCTCTGTATAAATTGACGATATTCTTGTTGAGATTTTATGCCGTTTTGCTGCATAATCAAATTATCCAAAGTACATGATGAACGATAATCCGTGATTGCTCTGTCTGTACCAACTATAAATACCATTTTTATATAATATACCACGAGGAAAAAAAATTATTTAAATACCCAACTCTTGGGCTGGTTCTTCATACACCACTTCTTCAACATCTACTTTTGCTTTTCTACCTCTTTTTTTTGGTGCTGGTTTTGCTTCAGGCTGTTTAAAAACTACTTCAACTTCTGGTTCTGACATGTCCTGGGTCATTTCTTGCATCTCAATTTCCTCGTGTTCTTCCTCGTCATGGACCTCTTCAAAACGAACACGACGTTGGTGTTTAGCAGCTTCATTTTCCATAAAACTTGCAAGATGTTGATCCAGAATTTCATCCTGTTCCTCTTCTGTTAGTTCTGATTCCAATTCTTCATCGTCGTCTTCTTCGTCTTCCCAGTCGTTTTCTTCCTCTTCTTCGATCAAATCATGTGTCTTTTTGCTTTTTAGTTCCGATAAATCTTTCTTGAGAAACACAAGATCTTGATACATGAGATATGTAAAGTACCCGATTACAAGGATCAATACGATTCCAAAAATCCCAAATATTTTTACATCTATCTGATCCAGCATTTTTATATTCTATCTATAAAATATTTTTTTAAGCTGGGCGAGTTTTCTCCATATCCCGCTTTAGAAAGATGTCTTAATTTTTGTGACAAAGTTATATGTTTTTCTATAATTTCCGTCATAGTTTGATCGATTATTGGTGCTGGCATACTAATGTATATGTTAGAAAATATAATTTTTTTTTCTTGTGGTAGAATATAAACAAAATGAGCACAGGTGTATGTAGACTTTCTGGAACAACTTTTGGATCACTTAACATTATTCAATTCGATAAATTTGTGATTACGACTACCGGCGCTGCTACCGCTACTTTACCTAACGGATTTGAAGGTCAAACCGTTTATATCGTCCTAATGACTGATGGAGGTGATTTAGTTGTCACTTCTGACTTCAATGGAACGTCAACTACTGCTACTTTTGCAGACGCAGCTGATAGTTTATCTCTTATGTATCTATCAAACTCTGGTTGGGTTACTACTTCAAACCAGGGAAGTGTTGTCTTTGCTTAAAAGACATAAAAAATTTTTATATACTATACACATATACAGTTTATAAAATTTATAACAACCGTGCTATTTAAAGTAGTTAAGTTGACGATTTACCTCTCATAACTTCTTTTCTTTCTTTCATAGCATTGGTTCTAGCTTCAGCAGTCTTATAATGAATAGCCAATTCATCCACACCTTCATCGACGATAGAATCAACTAATTTACCCCTCCAAGATGTCTGACCAGATGTTGCTCGCCAAACTCTTACTAATGTCCACTTTGTTACTTCGTTTGTAGATTTACTTTTATTTCTTACACGTACACCTACTTGGGTAAAACGCCGTGGGCATAATACTTTAAGAGCATATCTAGCATCCTTAACAGCATCTACAAACGATTCGTCATAATCAAATATTTCTCTTATATTTTCATCTGAGTAGTTGGAGAAAATGTCAAAATTATCTACATAATCACAATCATGTCCCATGTCGTAATCGTCCATCATCTTTCTAACCTTAATCCTGTTCTTTTCTTTAAGTTGGTATCTTACCAAAATTTAACAGGATAACTCCAAGTATGACGGAAAATGCTCCAAGATACTGTGTACTATTTGATAATGTTTCACCTAGAAGTATGAAGGCCAGCGTTGTTTCTATAATAGCACTCATCCCATCCCACTGTAGATTCATATATGATACGTTACTAAACTTTAACACATATATCAGACCAAACATCATAGCGATATATGAAGCTACTCCACCAAGTAAAAACAGATTACTACCGCTTTTAGTAAATATCTTGAAAGAGGCATCGCCGAAAAACTCTAAAATTGAGAGTGCAACTATCAACAAGAAGAAATTCATTTACTGTATACATAGAAAAATTTTTATACTATTAAAAACTAGGCTTAAAGGAATAAAACCAATATATAGTATAATGACATGTGCAGTATACGCAAAAATATGGAGTAGTAAAAATAAGAAATTGCCAGGAGAAGTTGCTATAAGCAGTTGTAAAAAATATTTGTTTGTTTGTCTCAAATGCAAACATGAATATGAACAAACACCAAACTCTAAGTCTTATGGAAGTGGTTGTCCGTATTGTTATCATAAAATATGTGGAAAATTAAAATGTGGAATCTGTTTGCCTAAAAGTTGTTACAAATATAAAGATATATGGTCTTGTAAAAATATAAAAAAATCATACGAGGTATCGAATATAAATCAAACCAAATACTGGTTTATTTGTAATTCGTGTAAGCATGAACATAACCAGGCTCCGGTAACAAAATCACGAGGGAATATGTGCGTGTATTGTTCTAGAGAAATGATATGCGGGTTTTTAGAATGTAAATTCTGCTTGGAATATAGTTGTTACAAATATATTAATATTTGGTCTGAAAAAAATATAAAAAAACCAGAAGCTGTAGCTATACGTAGTGGTATAAAATATTTGTTCAATTGTGATATATGTAATCACGAATACGAACAAACTCCAGATAAAAAATATATTGGAAGAGGATGCCCGTTTTGTAGTGGTAATAAAATATGTGGAGCTTTAGAGTGTCTATTTTGTTTGGAAAAAAGCTGCCACGTTTACAAAGATACATGGTTAGATAAAAATATTAAACCAGAAATGGTTGCTATAAGTAGTAATAAAAAATACCTTTTCAAATGTAAATTTTGTAAAGAAGAATACAATCAATCTCCGAACAATAAAACAGCTGGGAAAGGATGTCCTTTTTGTGTTAATAAAACAGAGCAAAGATTAGCCGACTTTCTTAGAGAAATGAATATAAATTTTATACGAGAATACAAGATGGGAACTAGTATTAAAAGGTACGACTTCTACTTACCAAATCAAGAACTAATAATCGAAGTAGACGGGCCTCAACATTTTCAACAAATAATGGATTGGACAAGTCCAGAAGAAAACTTAGAAAACGATATCAAAAAAATGAAGGTAGCACTTGCTAAAGGTATAAGCGTATTACGAATATATCAACCAGATATATTTTCTGATAAAATCGATTGGAAAACCTGTATAAACGACAATTTTTACAAGAGAGCTACACCAACTATAGTAACTTTTTCGAGTGATCCAGAAATTTACAACAATCACGTTATATAAACTATTAACAAGAAGAAATTCATTTGCTATATACGTAGAAAATATTTACATTATTTAGAATATATTTTCTATGTAGTGATTATATGCAACGACTGAACAAACCTGGTAATATTGATATTGATATGTTTTCAATAGCAAGTTCAAAGAAATCATCAGCTAAAAGCTCGAAAAAATCATCGGCTAAAAGCTCGAAAAAATCATCGGCTAAAAGCTCGAAGAACTCTTCTGTCAAGAGTTCAAGAAGAAATTCAGATATGGATATTGACATGCGTTCAATTATTAGTTCTATTAAGAGTTCTCCTGTGAAATTGATGAGAAGGAATCCGTTCTTGGATGTAGAAAGTCCTGTTAGAAGCAGCAGTTCAGAAAGCAGTTACTCTAAACGATCGAGTCCCAAGAGTTCGAAAAAAGATTCTCCTGTTAAGAAGTCCTGCTTCTTTAAGCTTATAGAAGACATTGAAGCTATTTTACAAAAAGCAAAAAAATGTCATTAGACCTTTTTCCAACGTTTTATACCGTTCTTGTTTTTAACGACCTCCCATACATTACCATCAATACCTTTTTTCTGTGCATTTGTAGAATAGATTTTAGCATGGCTTTTCGGGGCCTTTCTACCTACTACAACAGGCTTCTTACCTTCTCCGTCAGGTTTTTTACACCTACCCGTCAGAGGATTAATTATTTTTGGATCTGGGTATTTTACACAGTTTCCCTTTAAATTTGGCTTGTAACCATCTTTACATAACACTGCCTTTTCAAAGGTGTTTCTTACGGAAGATTTATAGGCAGGATCTATAAAATCTTCCTTGTTCTTGTTTGTCATATGTATGTTGTTTGCGATGATCTTTTTTAGATCGTGTATACGGTTATATACTTCGGATATTGAAAATTTTGGTTTGGTTTTGTATCTAAAATCTAACAAGTCTTTAGGTGTTTTTTTGATTTTAGAATATAACAAGTCATCCAACGTCATTAAAACACTATACCAATCATGATATTTTCCTCTTTCGAAACTTGGATCCCATTGGTAATCATTTGGTGAAAATAAAATTGTCATTCCTCTAGAATGAACCAGACCATTTTTATCTATTAAACTAGAACCACCAAAATCAATCAATTTGATATTGTCGTCTGATGTAGCTACTATGTTATCTGGTTTTATATCGAAATGCACAATCTTTTTAGAGTGGATATATTCTACAGCATCGATAAGCTGACCCATGACTTTGTATATGAGTTTTTCATGTTTTCCTATCCAACCGTATAGGTCACCACCATCTATAAATTCTGTTACAATGTAAGTAAAAAAGGGCTTTACGTGAAAAACTTTATCTAAACATATTATTCTCCTTTTAGAGCATTTGTTCTTTAGTATGTTTAATATTTTTTCATCAATCATATCTTCTTCGTTAAAATGTGAAATCCGTAAAGCAAGTTTTTTACCGGTTTTTGATTTCATTAGATACACGGATGCAAAGGCACCAGAACCTAATAACTTTACGCATGTATATCCTGGTAACAAATAGTTTGCTGCTTTTATATGTGGGTCTTGTTTAAAGCAACCTGACATGTTACTGTCAACGGAGAAAAAAATCAGATAAAATTATTTTGATGGTGCCCAACGTTTTACACCATTTTTAACTTTTATAATCTTCCACTCGTTACCATCAATACCAACCTCTCTTGCGTGAGTAGCGTAGTCTCTAGCATGACCAGGTGGTGCTTTTCTGTTAGCTGCAAGCTTTCTTGGCTTAACCTCATCCAACCAGTACGTGCCAAGCTTACCATTAACAATTTTATAACCTGGTGGTGTCTTTGGTTTAGCTGCAGGTTTTTGTGCTAATACCTTTTTAATGATTGCATAAATTTTGTCTTCTTCTACCTTCTTCGTTTTACGTGGTTTCAGCCAAGCGTTGGCTTCACCGGTATATTCTTTTGCTTCTTTTAGTGTATCAAAATATACCTTTCTTTCACGTGGATTTGGAGAAACAACAACGTATTTGCCATTTTTCTGTTTAACTACTTTGTATTTTTTAACGGCTGCCATGTTTGGTGTATTGTATACCGAGGAAAAAAACTTAAATTAAAAAGATTTTTTTCTCAGCTTAAAGAAATAAAGATATAACCTTTTAATGGCACCTAAAAAAAAGTCCGTTGAAGAAACTTATCAGATGCTCACGCAACGTGAACATATACTTAAACGACCAGACACTTATATAGGTAGTGTCTGTTCTACAACGCAAGAAGAATGGGTATTTAGTGAAGAAACCAAAAAAATAATTAAAAAAACTGTAAAGTATACTCCTGGATTCTTAAAGATTTTTGATGAAATTATCACAAATGCAACTGATCACGCAAGCAGAGACCAGTCTGTAACTTATATAAAGGTAGATATTTCAAAGGAAACTGGAGAAATATCAGTAGCTAATAATGGTGCTGGTATTCCAGTAGTTATACATGATGAACATAATATATATGTCCCAGAGATGATTTTTGGTCACCTTTTGACAGGATCAAACTTTGACGACACAGAAGAAAGAAGTGGTGCTGGTCGTAATGGATATGGTGCAACCTGTACTAATATTTTTTCAAAAAAGTTCAGAGTAGAGACTGTAGATGGTAAGAAAAAATTTGTACAAACTTATACAAATAACATGGAAAATCGAACAACTCCAAAGGTGACTGACAACACAGGTAAGAGTTATACAAAGATAACATTTACACCAGATTATCAAAAATTTGAAATGAGTGGTATAGATGACGATACATACTCTATGCTCATGAGACGAGTTTACGAGTGTATAGCTTGTACTGGAAAAACAGTTAATGTGTTTTTAAACGGTGACAAATTATCAGGTAAAGGTCTTGGTGATTACTCTAAATATTTTTTTGATATTGCTCCAATTGCTCATGAAATAAATGGGAAATGGGAATATCTTGTTTACAGGAGTGCAAGCTACAACCAAGTCTCTTTTGTCAATGGAAATAACACTACTTCTGGTGGAAAGCATGTTGACTACATTTTAAATCAAATCACTACAAGCTTGAAAGGGATGATAGAAACCAAGATGAAAATCCAAGAAGTAAAGACTTCTACCATAAAAGACAATTTTTTTATTTTTGTGAATGCGGTTATCATAAACCCAAAATTCAATAGCCAAACAAAGGATATTCTTACAACACCGGTAAAAGATTTCGGAAAGACTATCACAGTATCCGATGGTTTCATTAAGAAAATATTCAACAGTCCAATTACAAAAGAAGTTGTTGAAATGATAACGTTCAAAGAACGAAAGAAACTTGATAAGAATGTTAGCACATCCAAGAAGTCAAGTATTATCGTAAAGAACCTTGAAGACGCCACCCATGCAGGTACAAACAGAAGTAAAAATTGTTCATTGATTTTAACAGAAGGTTTGTCTGCTGCTACTTTTGCAATTTCTGGACTAAGTGTTGTAGGTAGGACTAATTATGGAGTGTATAGTTTAAAAGGAAAAGTGCTTAATATCCGCGAAGCTACACAATCACAGTTGGAGAAAAACGAGGAAATTTTAAATATAAAGAAAATCATGGGTTTACATAACTCTAAAAAATACGATACTCCACAGGAAATAGCAACACTTAGGTACGGTAATATTATAATCCTAGCAGATTCTGATGTAGATGGTGTTCATATAAGTGCTCTTGTAATGAATTTTATAGAATATTGGTGGCCGGCTCTTGTAAAGATACCAGGGTTTATCAGAACAATAAAAACCCCTGTAGTAAAGGCTACGAAAGGTGCTCAATCACTTAGTTTTTTTAACGAAATGGAATATGAAAAATGGGCAGAAACTGCTACCGGAAAATGGAACAAGAAATACTACAAGGGTTTGGGTACGTCTACTTCTACAGAAGCAAAAGAAGTGTTTAAAGATATGAAAAAGAACTTGGAGTTTTTCATAACAGGAGATGTAGATACAACAAACGTGTTTAAACTTGCATTTGACAAGAAGATGGCAAATGATAGAAAAATTTGGTTACAAAATGTTCCAAAATGTCATGCTAAACGTGATGAAATGAACCAGGTAACATATTCAGATTACATCAACAAAGAACTTATACATTTCTCAAACTATGACAATATCAGAAGTTTACCGAGTATAATGGATGGCTTGAAACCTTCTCAACGTAAGGTGTTATACACAGCATTTAAACGTAATCTAAAGACAGAAATCAAGGTAGCACAATTTGGGTCGGCTGTTGCAGAACTTACAGCGTATCACCATGGAGAAGTAAGTTTATCCGGGACTATTGTGAACATGGCACAGACATACACAGGCTCAAATAATATAAATCTCTTGGAACCATGTGGTCAATTTGGGACCAAGTACCACCTTGGAAACGATGCTGCAAGTCCCAGGTACATCTTTACTCATTTGACACAAGAAGCATTTGATATATACAACCAAGAAGACAGTAGTATACTTGATTACAATATGGACAATGGAGTTCAAATAGAACCAGTGTTTTATGTCCCAAGTATACCTATGGTATTAGTGAACGGGGTTATCGGAATTGGTACTGGTTATGCTACAAATATTCCGTGTTATAATCCGAAAGATATAGTAGAAAATATGAAGTTGTTACTGCAAAATAAAAAACCGGTAGATCTTGTACCGTGGTATAAGGGATTCAAAGGAAAAGTAGTTTACAACGATGAAAAGTCGTTTACAATGACAGGTGTGTTTAACGTAGTAAACTCTAACACTATTAGAGTGACAGAAGTTCCTATAGATACCTCTATAGCAAAATACAAAGAGTTTCTTGAAACGTTTGAAGAAGTAGAAGTAATCAACAACAGCACAGAAGACGCACCAGATTTTACCGTAAAATTCAAGAATGTAGATGTTAACACGTTTGACCATAAGAAACTTAAACTTGAAACTAAAATTAACACGACGAATATGCACATGTTTGATACATCTGGAATGATCAAAAAATACGACGATCCTAATGATGTCATCAGGGAATTTTTAGAATGTAAGTTAAAATACAACAAAAAACGCAAAAGTTGTCTCGTGAAAAAGTACAACGAAGAGCTCTTAAAACTTTCTAACAAACATAGGTTCCTGGAAGAAATCATAGACAACAAGATAAACGTGTATAGAAAAACAAAAACGGAGATAGACGCTAGCCTCTCTAAGTCTGGATATGACAAAATAGAAAACAGCTACAATTACCTTTCGTCTATGCCTATATCTTCATTCAACAAGGAGAATATGGATAATATAGCTAAGCTTATACTGGATACAAAGAAGTTACACGACAAGGCTGTGAATACATCAGTACAGGAATTTCTTCTGGGTGATATAGCAAAGTTAAAACTGATTTTCTAGAAGACCTGAGTCCATTATATATGTTTTATACTCAAATCTAGGCTTAAAGAAATAAAACCATATCTTATTACAACCAAATGGCAACTGAAAGAAAACAACACGTGGAATTACTTATCCGTTCAATCATCGTTGGACAACAAAAGGGAGCTTTTAACCTCAAGGATGCTTCAGCACTTCACAAGGTTATCTCAGGATTCCAGAAAGGCGATGGAAGTGTAAAGGAAGAAGTTCTCATCAACGCTCTTGTACAAGGAGTGGTAATTGCTCAAAAGGCTGGTGCTTATTCTCTTGCAGATGCAAATTCAATCGAAGAAACCATCGCATGGTTCGATGCGAATAAACCTACTCTTGATCCTATTCCAGAGGAACCGAAGATCGTTGAACTTTAAAGTTCTCGTATAAAATCTCAAAAAAAAATGTAAGTAATTAGTAATGATAGACAAGATAGCAAGGCAATTTGTAGACATATGTATAAAGGAATGTGAAAAGGATGATAACAAGAGAATCATAAGAGATTCTATATTAGATCCACTTATTATGCATATAATATCGCAAATACAGCCGTTTATCGTCGCTACTATGGTGTATGGTATAACAACGCTTGTTTTGATAATAATTTTACTAATACTTATAGTATACCCGCGCGCTTAATGTGTAAAAAAAATTTAAAAGTAGATACTAAATGTATCTACTTTTCTATTCGAAAAAAAAATGTAAGTATAGTGCAAAATTCGTCGATATACTTTACGATATGAAAGAACAAGACTTTTTCACCATGATTGACGTAGCAAAAGTAAATGGAAAGTATCCAGAATTGGTAAGACGATACAATATAAAGGAAGTACCGACCATAGTTGTGAATGGAGAAGTATACATGGGTCAGAAAGCATTCAAATGGTTGGAAAAGAAGATCAAAAATATGAATCATCAGATAAGTTCACAAGACACACGAGCTAACAAGACACCGATTATTTCCGGATATATGCCCGACTCTTCTTTTGAAAATTTACAAGGTGGTGGAGATGTTCAGGGAAATAGTATGTTTTGCAGTATAAACAATTCTCAGAAAATCGAGACACCTGAAGAAACAGATACTGAATATAAGAAAAGTTCATTTATTTTAGCTTCAGATAATATCACAAATGGACAGACAGTTAGTGATGGTAGACCAGATAGGAAAAGTAAAATGGATTTAGATTTAGAGAAACTACTTGCTGAAAGAGAACAATTTGATCCCAAAAATAAACCAAGAATGTTTTAAAGATGTCTACTGTAGATTTCTGGATTGCTTGCAATAGTTGTAATTGATGGTATAGACCTTATATAAAGATTGTCTATTATACAAGTTTTCCAATCGATTTTATTAGCCCATATATCTGGTTGATATATTCGTAACACGCTTATACCTTCAGCAATTGCTGTGCTCATTTTTTGAATGTCGTTTTGTAACGTCTCTTCTGGGCTCGTCCAATTACTTACCTGTATGAAATGTTGTGGTCCATCTATTTCAATGATCATCCGGTGATCTGGTAAGTAGAAATCATAAAACTTATTAATGTTTCCTATATTATATTGACGTATGAAATTTATTTCCATTTCCTTAAGGTAATTAGCTATTATTTGTTCTGTTTTGTTAACACATTTGGGACACCCACTCCCTCTAGTCTTGTTATTTGGAGATTGAATATATTCATCATTACAGATTTTACAATTGAACCAAAATTTTTTATCATTGCTTATAGATACCATTCGTGGTAATATTTTATTTTTAATCGACCATATATCCTTATAGACATAACAACTTTTCTTCAAACAAAATAGACAATCCAATGTTCCACATATTTTATGACCATTACAGAAAGGGCATCCGATTCCTTGTGTTTTACTAGTAGGAGGCTGTTTATAAATATGATTACATGTATGACAACTAAATAAGTATTTTTTATTACTACTTATAGCTACTGTTTCTGGTTTAATATAAACACCGTATATGGTGATATTCTCAATCGACCATGTATCTGCGTAGACGTGGCAACTTTTCTTCAAACATAATTTACAATCTAAACTTCCACATATTTTATGACCACTACAGAAAGGGCATCCGATTCTTTGTGTTTTATTAGCAGGAGTCTGATTATAATCGTGATTACATATACCGCAATTAAACCAGAATTTTTTACCGTTTGATATAGATACTGTTTCTGGTTTAATATAAACACCTTCTATGGTAACATTCTTAACAGACCATATATCCTTGTAATCGTAACAACTTTTTGGTAAACAGAACAAACAATCTAAATTTCCGCATAATTTTTGATTGCTACAATAAGGACATCCTTGTCCCTGGTTTGTTTTATTATTTGGAGTCTGGTCGTAATCATGTTTACAGACGTGACAATCAAACCAGATTTTTTTACCACTACTTATAGTTACCTCCTCTGGTGATTTCAGATTTTTCTTGCTCCATATATCCTCATATACTACACATGTCATTATACAATGTATTGGTTTTATTTCTTTAAGCCTAGGAAATAAATTCCAAATTACTTATTCCTGACTTAATCGTCATCCAATTGTAGTTTATACCAAACATGTGGAGACGGTTTGCTGGTGTCGGAGTATTCATCTCTCCATATAAAACTACAGAATCCAACTTACTAAAATTCAAACTCCCTGAGGGGCTCCAGTCTTCTGGATTCAAGCAGAAAGGTATCGTGTAAATATGTTTGTCTGTCTTTGATTTATGGTTGTTTAATGTTCTGAAGATAATCTCATTTTTATTTTCAGTATAATCTTTTCCATCTACACTCAACCTCGCGGTTTTCATCAATGGAAATACCTTAGTATACGGGATTAGATTCCTTTTAGAAAAATTAAACCAATCATTGTTGTCGGTACTGTCTTCTTCTCTAAACACCCAAAGGAGTTCTTTTATAGGATGGTTGAAACGTATATCTGTTTTAAAAGATCCGCTATTGTTTACTGCATCATCACCGTCGTTGTATTGCACTTGTTCAACTAAAATCTGTTGAGGCTTGCTTTTAACTTTAGTAACAAGTGCTTCGTCTAGAAATATAAAGTCGGAAATGATATACGAATCCCCCATCCTCACTGGAAGAGGTGGAGTAGAGCCGTCATAAATAACACATTCTAAAAAAGGTCTTAGTTTTATAGTTATTTTAATTTGATGGTAATCAAGACAAACTAGAGGAAAAGCTGTATGAATCTCTTTACAAAACCAAAAAGGTAATTTTACTACATAATCTGAAGGATCGCTGGCAGAAGCTTCACTGGTTTCTGTATTCCCATGTTTCCCGATTAAGAAATTTTCATACGGAGTATTAGAAGTAAGTTCCTCCATTATACTCATATATAGACCCGTGTATCTCGATATCAACTTTGTACCTATTTCAAGATCGATATAATCGATTATACCATGTCCTATACTATTAGTCCATGAAGCATATGTACCAGATGTAGTCTGTAAAGAAGGTAAACTAAAACAAAAATTTATTTGATGTAGTAAATCTGCTCTTTTTGGGAATGTTAAAGTAATCTTTTTCCCGAAATCAACATTCTCGATGAAATCCAGCCTAATTTGCTCAACAGCAAAATCAATACTGTTTTCATAACTCTTGACGAAAAAATTGTACTTTCCATTAGCTGTAAGGTACTCATCCTGGAGACCCTTAACCATAAGTTTCATGTAACTACCTGTCATTTTCATATACATAGATAAAAATTTAAATGAAAATAACACATGAGTTTAAAAAAGTTCTGGATCTACTCTGAATAATTTCGGAGTTTTTACAATGGAACTTTTTCTAGTTTTCAAATTGATACAATGTATCGGAAGTTCTATAGCTTCGTCATCGTAGATTGGGAATACCGTAGTTGATGGAAAGTATGCATCTGGGTAATAACTAACATTATAATACTTCCATTCATTTTCCACTCCTGCGAAAGGCTTTACAATGCTAATTATATTATCACCTTTATATGCAATTATTTGTTTTTTATATGGTTTTAACATAGGACTATTATTTGTCCATTCTGCTTCTTCGTATTCTGCTTTTTTATTTGCAATCTTTTTATTACCAAAAAAGTATACTTTATCACCCCCACTCTTTTTTACCTCTTTTTCTGCTAATTTAAAAGAAAATGTATTTGCTTCTTCTAGAGTTTTAAAATATTTAAGAAATCTTGCATGGTTATTTTTGTAAAAATCCAAATATTCGACTACAGCGTATTTTGCATCTTTTTTAGGAATACTGTAACGTTCTCTGACGGTCTTTTTGTATCTTGATATTTCTTTTTTTTCTTCAATTTTTGCTTCATTTATATCTTGTTCAGGAATACTATGTTCTTTAACAATCTTTTGTGTTTTTAGTTTTTTTTCAGATGGTAAAGCTTTAGTGTTTTTTTTCACAAGAACCCATCTTTTCACGCCATTTTTATTTTCATCTATTTTCCAAATATTTCCATCATTACCAGTTTTTCTATCTCCCAAATAGAAAAGTTTAGCACTCTCAGCTGGCGCTTTTCTAACAGCTTTAGGTTTCGGCATTGTGTAATTTAAGTTTATAAAAAAAATAATATTTAAAACAACTCGGTTAAGATGAAAAAGATGATACCAGCAAGTATACTCAAGATAACATTGATGCTTATGGTCCCATCAATAACTTCGACGTATGGAAGTCTGAAGATCCCTTGAATAAGCAATGGGTTAGTCAAAACAAGCATGATAAGTGTAACAAGCACTGGGTTTTTTAACTTTTCAATGAGCATCTTCAAGACTCTTGAGTACATATCAGAACCTTCTTCAAAATTTTCCACAACATCACGTTTCTTTTTCTTCATTGGTTTTTCTACAAATTCCTCTTCTGATTCTTCGTATTCCTCTTCTTCATACATCTGTTCTTCTTCGTTGTCGGAAAGGTCTTCAAGTTTAGTTGACATATCTTTTACATATAATATATATAATATTTACATGTAAAAAACGAACGAACGGGGTTAACAACCCTACTTACATTTTTTAAAGATTTCTTGTTTATTTACAGTTAATACACCGTTTATCTTTTCAAGAGTGGTGAGACTCACATCAAATTCTTTTGTAATCATATGAAGATCAAGAGGAGTTTTCATTTCTTTACATACGAAAACTATGACAGCTATGCATATGTTTTTAGGAAGAGTTCCTCCAAGGATGTTGTACTCTTCTACAACGTTGATAATTTTTTTAATAGGTTTTCTGGTTTTATAAGGTATGTCGATTCTATCACAAAAAGTAGATAGAAAATCTACGGCTTTCTTGTTTTCAATAACATTTCCCATTATTTCTGAATAAGATGTCAGACATTTGAATATTGCTTTGTTACAAATACCAAGGTAATCTGCTATTTCAGAAGGAGTAGTTATCATAAAATGTTTAGAAGCTGCGATGTAAACACATACAGCAACAAATCCCCATTTGTTATCACCTCTATAGATATCGGATTTAGCGTAAAAGTCCTTGTAAAGATAAAGTGCATCGTTTATAACTCTGGAAGAAAAATTCTCCTGTAGGCGAGCCTTTAATACATTAGATACTTCCCAAATAACACGTTCATTATATGGCATAGCCACCCAAGATTGAAGTTTTGCGATTTTTGAGGTACCAGATATATATGTCGCTTGACTACTTATTGGATATAAAGCATTCCCAAAAGAATGTAAATATCGATTGCCTTCGCCATTTTCAAAGGAGAAGATACTATCATCTATTACTACTGTAGATTTTACAGAACCACAACTCGTACAAGAAATGTAACCTTCGTTCTCAGAAAGGTAAACATTATTGCAACACACTTTTTCGACATCAGTGTCGATATTTTTCATTTCATTTTTAATTTCATTTTTCATTTCAACAGCTTGGGCCCAAATTTCATCAAGGAGACTCATTTGACTAATATACGCAATGGAAAAAAAACCACTTTTCTCACGCGTTTTTAAATCCAGTGCGTTTAAAACAGAATAATAAAATATTGACAGTTAATATAAAATGTTCAACATAAAACGAGAGTCAGACTCAAGAAATGTTAAAACCGATGTTTTAGGTCAAGATGGAGATAATTTCAACGTCAAACGTGACCCGTTTGAGATCGATCCAGTAAAAAACAAAGTGGAACCAGAGCTAGGCATGGAGTTTCTAGTAGAAGATGAAGACGAAGTTGAACAGGAAGTTGAAGAAGAATACGAAGAAGAACCTGATATGTTTAACACTGATCATGAAAAAGGAGGATCCTTTCCAGAAGAGCCTCAGAAAAGTTACGCAGAAATACAACAAGAAAAGGCATATTTCCTGTCTCAATTAAAACGTCTTGAGAAAAAAGGTAATGTAACATCCCGTAGATTTTCCATGGAGCATACACTAGATGAAATCAGAAATGAAGTAATCAGGATAAAGAACGAGATAGCAATAGACAACTCTCTTGATTACTGTAGACAAGGTTTGATGTTTTTCGTATCTACGATTGAAATGGCAGAAGGAAAATATAATATGGGTGCTGAACTAGGTGGATGGTCACAGAATGTGATGGGTTGTATAGATACTTATGACGAAGTATTCGAAGAATTGTACATCAAATATGCAAGTAGTATGTCCATGTTGCCTGAAATTAAATTGATAAGTATGCTTGCTGGATCAGCGTTTATGTTTTCATTGAACAAGAAGATGAACATCGGAGCACCGGCACCAAGACAACGTAGTATGGATGGCCCCAGTGTCGATACCGACGATCTGATGGCTAGGTTAAATGAGATGGATCTAGGAGACGATATGTCTGAAATCTCGGATGTGTCCGGGGATAGTATAGTAATTAAAGAAGAAGAAATAAAATCAATTCCTATTAAAAAAACCAGAGGACGCCCTAAAAAAAATTAAATTAAGTTAATTTTCTATAGATAGTATTATATGTTATTTATAGCAGGCGACAAACTTTCAGACGACAACCCTCTCATAATTCTTTTTTCCGTGTTGGGGATAGTTGGTTTAGTTGATATATCCCAGGAGATAATCCAACAGAATTCTACGATCCTTAGTAGTAACATGATAAAGAAAATATTGCTTTTTTCAGTTATCTATATGAAAACACAGAGCATTTACAACACAAGTTTAGTGTGTATTATAGTGTTTCTATTGTTTCCAGTGGTTTTTTTCGGAGAACCAACGAATAGTAAAAAGGTAGTTGCTACACAGCCATAGTCATCTTTACACTAGGATGTGGAAAATACCCAATAAGTTGAAAATCGTCAAACGATATCTCTTTCCAGTCCTTTAGTTTAACACTACTGTTTAAAACCAGAGCTGGTGCTGGTCTAAATATACGAGATTGAGATTCTTTTATAGCAAACAAATGCGTCTTGTAAACATGACAATCGCCAACAGAATAAACAACACGTCCAGGTGTCATATCACATTTAGCAGCCAGTATGTATGTCAAAATACTGTAACTTACTATATTATAACACCCAGCAAGCGCAAAGTCACTGCTTCTCATATCAAATTTACAGTTCAAGACCTTTTTATCATTAATTAATTCCACATACCATTGAACTGAGAAGTGACAGGGGGTCAAACACATCTTGTCCAAGTCAACTGGATTCCAAGCCGATATCAGTATACGTCTACTAAAAGGATCTGTTTTTAATAGATGTTCAACATATTTAAGTTGATCTACTCCTTTCTGAGTATCAGACTCTCCAAAACGACGCCATTGAGCACCGTAAATTGGACCGCATTCACCTTCCTGGTAACTTTTTAACCCTCGAGCATCAAGAAAATCTCGAGTAGTGTTACCGTTCCAAATATTCACACCTTTGTCTTTTAAGATATTAGAGTCAGTTTCTCCTCTACAAAACCAAAGTAATTCTTCAAGAATGTTTTTAAATGAGATGCGTTTTTGAGTAATAAGCGGAATACTGTTACTGATATCAAAGGAAATCATCCTACCAAATACCGAAATAGTTCCTGTGTTTGTCCTATCTTCTCGATGATTACCGTTACATAAAATGTCATCGATAAGACGAGTATACTTCATCTCCTGGGAAGGGCCACTTCGTAATCTGTAGTAAATGTATCTGTATTTCAAATCATCTTCAATAATTTCTTCAGAATATCCTGATAATTCGTATCTAGTTATTAGATCAGGATTCAAAAAACTATCAATCTCTTTTGAAACATCAGGTTTTATATGAGTTAAAATCAAGGTACTTGGTTTAAGTATAAGATCAGTAAGAAACAATTTATAGATTTCTCCACCACCAATCACGTAGTATTTTTCCTCTGTCCTAAGAGGAATGATGTTTTTAAAATTTTCAAATGTCATAAAAGCAGTGTTTTCGTTTTGTGTCCTTGATTTTGTTCTTGAAAGTACAATGTTAAATCTACCTTTAAGGGGTCTATGTTCTTTTGGTATCGACAACCATGTCTTATACCCCATGACCACTGTGCTATTTAAAGTTATACTACGAAACCGTTTCAAATCGTCTGATATTTTATACAGCAGATCACCCTGACCACCAAGACCAAATTGTCCATTTTTAAAAACAACCGAACCTATTAAATGTATCGACATTCTTAACTTTTAGTGTGATTTTGTCTTTAAGCCTATGACGGGGCTGTATATGCTGGACGCAATTTATCTTTTATAAGACCGTTACTATCGTCATACGATGTTATTTTAGATTCGTTGTTTTTGAAAACATTTGTGAGGGTTAACGTCAACACAATCCACAGTATAAAAAGAATAATAGCTGGTGATGCAACTACCATTGTCATATAATAAGATTCCATTTACATTACCAATAGATAAAAAAAAATTATTATCTATTGGTAATGTAAATGGAAGACTCCATACAACTTCTAAAAGAATATCTTAAGGATGTTATTGAAAATCTTAAAGAATTTATACAGTATTTGCTGTTTAAGTGGAATGGTTTAGATTTTAACACCAGACTTGCTGTAGGTCTATACTCATTTATACTTTTTGCATCCATCTTGTATATATTCTTAGTTCACATAGAATATTCAAACACCGGGGCTTTGTTATGGAACCCTCGTGCATATAAGTATATTGACATCCAACCAAAAGAAGACTATATGAATTTGTTGAAACCAGATGGCAGCACCCCAGTTACAAAAAAAACAATATATCTTGATGGTTCAAGCGTAGAATTATCATATTCTGTTGAATATGAAGCTATCTCTATACTTGATTCTATGGGTATAATGAATACATTAGAAACTATGAAGGTTTTGGAATATGCTCTTAAAAAGGCAAAAGCTATAATGCTCGGAAAAGACAAAAAATTTAGATATGACGTCGTCACTGTTATTTTCAAGAAAACAAACGAACTCAGTAAATTTGCTGGAGCATATACTGAACGTGGTAAGATGTATGTAAACTGTGATTTTGTAAAGGCTATATACGGCGAAAGAACAAAGGAAGATTTCATAAAATATTATATAGGTCTATTCATACATGAATTTACTCATATGGTGTTGTATCCTCAATATTTGAATGCAACAGGTGATATTATAAAGATAAGTGAAAATTTATGTGAATATGTTAGAATGGTTTCTGGATATGGACTAAATAACTGGTATCTTAGAAAATCTTCTAAAGAAGGACCTACTGAAAAATACGGACCAGAAGGAGCATATTTTGTCTACTACATCGAGAAAAATTATCCTGGTTTTGTGAATGCTATATTACTTTTTGTAGAACCAACGGTAGACACTTCTACCGATACGGTATATAACACCGATAGTCTTGGCGATCTCCTTTTTAAACATACAGGTAGAACTCTTAAAGACTTATGGGCTTCTTTCCAAAACGAACTAAAATCAGTTTAAAATCTTGAGTACTGTTATGAGTACTCAACAATTAGTAGAAAGTATGGATGAACTTCTTTTAAAAGAATGGTTAGAATGTGAGCGCGAATTAATCAAGAGAATGGTGGAAAACGTAGTATCATACAAACGATTGATACCAAAAAGCATAAAAGAGGATATCATAGCATTGTTGCAGCTTGCTAACAAGGTTAAATCTGATTTTGATCTGGTCACTAAGATCAGTTCTTAACCCAAGAATTACATACCCAATTGTCTGGACTGTTTGTGGGTATACTACTTGAAGTAATATCTACTTGTTTATTACCACCTCCTTCGGATACCAGTACACAGTTGTCAAAAATTTCAGCGTTAGGTCCTAGATGTACTGCTACCATTATAAAACGCAATTTACATATACCCTTACATACATTTCGATAGTCTATTGCTATCTCTCGTAATGTATTATATTCCAATCCACTATTTTTATATACGAGTACGTCATCGACCCAAGCCTCGGATAAACCAATATGATCAGCACCAATGTTTATCCGCATTATATTGTCAGACGGAAATGGTTTGACATTACCTACTACATTAGGATTACACTGACCTACGCCATTAACTCTAGCGCATTCGTCAGCATAATCCCGTAAACTGTTGAAATAGAAATTACCATTAAAGTCTTCGATTGTCCTCTTCCTGTCTTGTGTAGTGAACTGTACAATATTACACGTAGTAGATGGTGCATATTTGTCATATTTATACTCTTCTTTGAAATCAACCTCAGGTGATGAGATATACATATGAGCAGTTGTGATAGTAATGAGTAAAGTAAAAGGTAGCATTGCTTCTTATTGTAAATTGTATTTATTTCTTTAAGTCCTAGAATAAATCAGATACACCAGTTCTCGCAGAAACAGAACTGTCAATTATTCTATCAACGATTTCAACAACACGCAATGACATAGAATAATTTATATCGTTAAAATTGAAAAGGATACCATCACTTCTTTTCATTTCAAACTTCAAAGACTTTAGAGAAGCAAGTGGCGGGTTAAATATCTTCGGGACGGATACGAAGGTGTTGAACAGCATGTTTCCCGGAGGCTCTGATAGTACGACCTTTGCGAACACGTCCCCAATATTCCCATTATTACCTGGTAAGAAAACATTAGATAGTCCGTTGCAAACTAGATAGAGATGATTTACTCCCTCGAGTGATATACTTCTATATAATGAGCCAGAGGTTGTTCCATCAGAAGTGTTGCTCTGAAAAGTACGATACCCATTCCTTTCTGACGTGATTACAACATCGCTCCCACCACTGCTAACCGTGCTGGTAGCATGCTGACTTACTCGTAACATATAATTGTCTACATCAACGATATTTGCTAATTCGTAATAATTGTGGTTTATTGCTGTCAGTGGTATACCTCCAAGAGTAGAACCGCCTATTTCTGAAGCAGTTACTCTGTGTATTGCTACTTTGTTCGAACGCCCTAGTATCCCGAAATTACCGTGTGTCGTTATTTGAAAACCTGTATCTATCCTGAATGATGTAGGGCTTACGGTATCGACGTAAAAAATACTTTTTCCAAGGAAACTTGTTGATATACTTGGAACACTATCAGTGTCACTAAAAGTTGTACTGTCTCCGATATTAACACTACATGTACCAGCATCGGTTCCACCTATAAAAGAAATTCTAAAAACATCTGTACTGATTACTTGAACATAGTAACTTCCACCAATATCTGCGCCACCGACACTATCAGATATCAAAACGGTATCACTCGTGCTTAGACCATGACCAGCTACTGTTATGTCTACAGTGGAGAGTATAGTTGTGATCTTTGGAGCCAACAAGTATTTCGTACCAACTAAACCATGAGGAACCTTAGTTGTTACTAAAGCAGTTGTAGCTGTATCAGCAGCTATACTTGTTATAGAATTGAAACCATGGTTAGGATGATATATATTTACTTGTCGCGTGCCTACAACTGTAGAAGATATACCGGTTGTCTGTATTTCCTCAAGGGTAGCATTTATTTCAAATGTGTTTGATGTGATATTTTCAACGATATAAACTTGTTGATTGATAGTTGGTACTGATTTAAAATTATTAAGTAAAACCGTATCTCCTCCGTGTTTTAATAACCCCATTCCTCCAGTATTTGATACGATTATAGTCGTGTCTAATCTAAAGGTTGTATCACCAGTAACAGTGATCGGATAAAAAGAATTGAGCGGTGGGTCGCTGCTTGGATAATATATGTATGCTGTTGTAGCATCGCTTAAATTATGAGGTGTTGTTGTTGTGACTATAGGGACGTTACCAACGGTTATGTTTAATATCGTATAAACACCAGCCTCAACAAGACCATGATTATTACTTGTAAAAGTCACATAACTCCCGTTGATAACAGCGTTTGATATACTAAGTGCTTTCGTTGTTATAGGGGTTGTGCTGGTTCCTAGTAATTCGCTTGAATCTTCGTCCGGGAACCCTATATTATACACGATTAAACTGTTTGACGTATCGAAAAGTAGTCTAAATTTAGATGGTTTTCCTGTTTTTATAGCAGAACCTCCACCATTTCCTGAAGCAGAAGCACGTTCAACCACTTCATATGTAAAGGTATCGGAATTTAACACATCAATTATAAATAAACCATTTAATAGAGTACTGGATAAACCACCTGTTGATTTAGATCCTATTATAAGAGCATAATCACCGCTTTTAAATCCATGTGCTAAAGAGGTTACAGTTACAATACCGCTTCCAGAAGTCGTAGATAGGGGAGCTACTTGTAATTGTTGAGTAATATAACTACTAAATGTCAATACATCGGTATCCAAATTAACCTCAACTGTGAAATAGTGAAAAATACCAATACCATTTCTTCTTTTAATAAGGTTAAGTTGAGTCTGAATTTCTGTTGCAAGAGTACTAGCGGTGTAATTTCCAGGTGTTAATTCTATATTGTAGTTTGGGAAACCAGTATCTACATCAGCAGTTGCAGTAGCTGCTATCCCTCCCATAAAAGGTATTCTTAAAGTATTGGTGTCTAAAATTTCAGCAAACCTACTTCCATTTATACTAGGAGTACTTGTAGAATTTGTTACCTTGATATAGAATTTACCATCTCTTGCTTGTGACCCCAAACCATGTCTAGGTATATTTATATCTACATAGTCACCTGTAGAAGTTATACTACAGTTCAAGTATCTACCAAGGTCTATGTCTTCTAAATTTTGCCAACTAATCTTGTTGTTTTGTATCTCTACAGGAGTATTAGTGATAGTTTGATCCGTGTTTGGAATACCTGTTGAAACCAATTCTATACTTTTTATGTTGTAAAACGTTTTACCAAGAGGCATGGTAAAACTAGAAGGCTGAGGGTATAGATTCTTATCTCTTTTTTCCGTATCAATATCAATGATACTTGGGACTTCGATTTTGATGATATCTTTTTGTTCTTTTGAAATCACAGTTGTTCTATTTATAGAAGCAGGTACATTTGAGAAAAAATCGTAATCATTATCTTTTGTGTTTTTGATAGCTTTGTCTACCTGATTATTTCTTTTCGTAGTTTCTATATATTCTCTAAAAGATTCACGCTGATATTTAGTCAAGTCTTCGGTGCGGTCTATTGTCGGAATGAACCTATTTGTAGATAGTATATCTTCACTCACGTCTATAATCGGTTTCTGATTGACTATCCGCGTACTGTTGCTCATTAACTTAACTATAGAAAATATTTAACGAATTTAAACGTAATTTTTATATCAGCTATATAATATACGATGTATACATCATTAGTTATCGGAGGTGCAGGTTCCAAAAACTACGCATCAATCGGGGCTTTGAAAACGTTAGGTGACAAGTTGGTAAATGTCAAAAGAATTTTGGGAGTATCTTCTGGAAGTGTTATCGGAACACTTCTTGCTGTTGGTTGTAATCCTGATGAAATCGAACATTATTACTCTTCTATGGATTTTTCAGAATTTAAAGTAAAATATTCCAGCTGGTATACGTACTATAAAATATTCAGAAAAAACGGTATCTACGACTCTGGTATTTTCAGGGAAAAGGTTATCCATAAAATGTTGGAATCTAAGACCGGGAACGGATGCATCACCTTTAAACAAATATTTCTTTCTTATGGAATTACACTAGTTATACCTGCTGCTTGTGTAAACCGAAGAGAGACATTCTACTATCAACACATAAGCAACCCAGATATGCCAGTAAAATTTGCAATAGAACGGTCTTGCTGTGTACCTGGACTCTTCCAACCGATAAAACATAAAGGCAACACCTTTGTAGATGCGGGGGTGATTGATAATTTTCCATTGTATTTTTTTTCGGACGAAGATAACACCCCTAATTCAAAAATAACAAAGGTCATATTTCAAAATCAAGAGGTAACTTCATCTACGCTAGGAATTCTGATTGTAAATAAAAACACTTCTAGATTACCAGATACCGCATACCTGGGAGATGATCTAACGGACACGCTACAAGACTATATCAAAAGTTTAATGAACACGTTACTAACAACTAACGAAAGACTTCATATAAAAGATGACTATTGGCAAAAGACGTTAGCAATAGACATTGGTGATCCAATGGATGGTGTGTCCAGTTTAGAACTGGACGAAATTACAAAGAAAAATTTATATCAAAAAGGAGTAGAAGCAGCTACTGAATTTTTAGAGGACTCCAAAAGTGTTCTCTAAGTGAACATGTATATAGAAGTAACCGTCAGCGTCCTTGTAAGTTTCGTACAAGTTTTTCATGTTTATATCGCTATTGTTAAGCAGTTGTTTGTTTTCAGTTAAAAGAAATATAGATTTAGTAGAATCTATCACTACAGATTTTCTGACCAACATTAATATATAAGACGATGTAAGGTCTTCTGACAATATGTATTTTATATATCGAGCTCGCGACTTGATATCAGGAGACAAAATAACCACTACAGGTATTTTATTTTTATATTTGTTTAAAGCAGTAGTAGCTTCGTCAGTTCTTTTGACTAAACTAGTTGTTTCTTTGAACAAATTAGGGACTTCTCTCATATAACTATTATATTTATGAGAAAAAACTTTTGTATAAATCACTTTACTTTAATTGCTTACTTTCTAGGGCAACGAGCTCCCTTCTTCGTTCGTGGGAGGCCGGATTTGCATGGCTTCAACTTGTTGTTTGACACGATCGTGCAAACAACGTTCATACGTTTCGACTTACCGCAGATGATCGTAACCGTATTCCCATTCGGTAACATGTACTTGCTGGTCTTGATTCCTGATTTAATAGCAACTTTCTTTTTTTCGTTGAACGAGTAACCACGGATTGCCATTTTTTGTTATACTTCTGGCCGAGAAAAAAAAAATAGATTAATTATAAAATAGATATATCGGACTTGGGTCTTCAAGTAAATCCATAGTTAACCAGTGTTTTAAAGTTTCTATCAATTTTTGATGTTTAGCTTCAGTACTAACCCCAACAAGATCTGGATTATATCTTATAAATTTAGTAGGTAACCCGAGACCACATGAAATGTTATTCATACGATTTATTTCACATTCTTTAGCGTATCGATCGTGTCCATTTTCATCACATTCTGCTATTAAGTAGTAAGTACCACGATCAAAAAGAAAATCAGGACGATCTTTTAAACAACAATCATTACTAAATTCTTTGTTGTGAGTAAACTTGAACTCTGGGAGTTGTTCTTCGAGTAGTTCTTTAACAATAATTTCTTTAGTTTTATGATACTTGTTTGGATTGCAATCACTACAGAGGTAGTTATTTTCCTTGGTTACTTGTGAAAGCCCACAACCAGCACATTTTTTATTCTTGATATCGAACATCAACGATGATTTATGCTCAGAACACTTACTAGGATATTTGTCACTGAATAGACCAAATATTGGTTGTTTTTTACAACCTTCTGTTGAACATCTTTTGTTCCTAATATCAATCATTAATGGTGATTTATGATTAGCACATTTACTTGGTAGTTTGTCTGTAGGTAAACCAAAATTTGGGGTCGTTTGACAATTTTCAGTCGAGCATCGTTTACTTTTGATATCAATCATCGATTCTAACCGATGTTCAGAACATCTACTAGGACTTTTATCTGTAGGTAAACCAAACGCTGGTTGTTTTTTACATCCCTTAGTAGCACATTTTTTGTTAACGATATCAAGCATTGTTTCTAACTTGTGGTCAAAACATTTACTAGGTCTTTTATTGTTAATAAAACCAAATGTTGGTCGTGTTCCACAGCCATCCGTTGAACATCGTTTACTAACAATATCAACCATTAATTCTGTTTTGTGATCAACACATTTACTAGGGCTTTTATCGTTGATTAAACCATAGCTTGGTCGTTTTTGACAATCTAAGTTTGAACATCGTTTATTGGTGATATCTATCATCAATTCTAATTTATGTTCATAGCATTTACTAGGTCTTTTATCGCCTATTATACCATAACTGGGATGTTTTAGACAACCGTCGGTCGAACATCTTTTATGTATAATATCAATCATTAATTCTAACTTGTGTTCGGAGCAAGTACTAGGTCGTTTATCGCCTGATAGACCGAATGTTGCTCGTTTCTGGCAACTATCCATTGAACACCTTACCATTATAACTAAGTATAGATATAATTCTTTAAGTTTGGGCGAGTTCTAATTTACTTTCTTGAACAGTGGGCACCCTTTGGAGTTCTTGCGCGCTTATCTTTACATTCCTTGAGTTTTTCATTTGAAACAATAGTAGATACCTTATCACCTTTTTTAGATTTCCCGGTGGCGATTACGGTCGTTCTGCCGTTTTTAAGCTGGAATTTCTTCATGACTAAATTGCTAACAATAGCTACTTTTTTCTTTTGAGCAAAAGAATATCCAGTGATTGACATTTGTATAAAACTTACATGAGAAAATAAATCAAAATTTTTTATCTCTTGTTACTGTAATATGACGTCAATTTATAGGATAGACCAAGCTCTGTACTTACCGAATACGACAACATCTAGTTCAAAATCTACTGGGGCTTTAACAGTCACTGGTGGGATAGCTACTTTAGACAACGTAAGTCTCGGAGGGTATCTTTCTATTCAAGGAACAACTAATGCAGTTAGTATAAAAGTACAGGCAGGCACAGCAGCATATAATTATAATTTACCATCGTCCGCGGGTACATCTGGTCAAATATTAACAAGCGGTGGCGGGTCAAGCTCTCCAAACACATGGACATCTACCACAGGTACTGGCAATGTAGTGTTAAGTTCCGGACCAACTTTTGGTGCTGGTGGATTAACAAGTACAGCTGGTACTACTACACTAGGAGCAACCACAATCGGAGCGATTACAGGTACATCTGCAACATACTCAACTACGTTAGGAGTCACAGGATTAACAACACTTTCTGGTGGATTAACTAGTACAGCTGGTGCTACTACGTTAGGGGCAACTACAATCGGAGCAATCACGGGAACATCTGCTACGTTCAGTAGTACTCTCGGAGTTACTGGATTAGCTACTTTCGGATCAGGCGGGTTAACCAGTATAACAGGTACGAACACGTTGGGATCTGGGACTAATTTCAGTGTAACAAATGGTACAGCTCCATTTACAGTAGCAAGTAGTACAAACATCCCAAATTTAAATGCAAGCACACTGAACGGGGCAACGTTTGCTGTACCGGGAGCAATTGGAGGTACTACTCCAGGCACGGGTAGTTTCACGAGTATCAGTACTAACAGCACGACTACATCAACATTCAGTACCCCATTATCCACTATATCATACGCATATCCAACATCGTTTTTTGCACCAAACGCAACAAAACCAGGCATTATATTAGGCGTAAATAATACAGATACAAACTACGCTGCTATAAATTATCAGACAGACGACAGCTTGAATATAAGCATAGGTACTGCTACAGATTTGCTAAAGGTGTCAAGATCTGGTAATATGTCAAATACCGGTACCTTTTCTACAACTGGGGTTCTTTTAAGAGGTTCTACTTCAGGAATAATTAGTATTTTGCCACAAGCAGTTGCAGGTACGTATAATTATAATCTACCAACTACAGCCGGTTCTGCTGGTCAAGTGTTGACATCACAGGGAGGTGGTTCAACCGCCATGACTTGGACAACACCGAGCAGTGGAACAATTACAAGTATAGCTTTAGCTGTTCCTCCTTTTCTTAGTATCTCCGGTTCTCCTCTTACAACAAACGGAACCCTTACTATAGGATTATCTGGAACAGCGTTGGATGTAGCAAATGGTGGTACCGGACAAACTACGCTTACATCTAATGCTGTATTGCTCGGTAATTCTACAAGTGGTATCCAATCTCCATCTACAATTACATACGCTTCAAGTACTCTTACTCTACCAAAGATTATATCTAACGACTCTACAGCATCAAGTTCGAGCACAACTGGCTCCATTCTTCTCAGTGGTGGTCTGGGTATATCAAACACTACTGATGCAACATCTGCTACAAGTGGAGGTACAGTTACTACTGCGGGAGGTGTAGGTATTGCCAAAAAACTTTTCGTAGGAACTACTGCAGATATAACCGGAAATACCAGTACAGCTGGTGTATCGGTTAGAGGTGCTTTAGGAACAGTGAATATTTTACCACAATCAACGTCGTTTACTTCATACAATCTTAATTTACCAACAACAGCAGGGTTAGCTGGTCAAGTATTATCATCATCAGGCGGAGGAAGCAGTCCTATGACGTGGGTGGCATCATCCAGCGCAACACCTGAAAGTTTTACGACAACTGGTGCAAACAACCAGAGTTCTCCAGCGGATGTTACAGGTTTAGTTTATACTTCTGGAAAGTTTGATATAAGTATGACAGTTCAAGTAGTAGCAACTACAAGCTTAACACAACTATACAAGTTGTCTGGTATAAAGAGCCCGAGTAGTAGTTGGAACATGACATCCATCGATGTATCTGGAGATATAACCGGTGTAATATTCACTATAACAAGTGGAGGTCAAATACAATATACTTCTTTAAATTACACTGGGTTTACAAGTATATCTTTTACATGGGAACAGTTTTCATCAACACAGGGTACGTCTTATCTTGCATTATCTGGTGCAGGTAACGTAGTAACTATAAGTCCATCTACCGGTACAAGCACATATAACTACAATTTACCAACAACCGCCGGGACATCTGGTCAATTTTTAACAAGTGGTGGAGGAAGTAGTAGTCCAAATACATGGACAAGTCCATTAGGAACAGGATTCGTTTCTCTTACATCTGTAGGTACTTATACTCCTACGTGCGTAGGTTCAACATCAGGGTCTGCTACGTTATCTTCCCCAGTTGGTTCTTATCAAGTAATTGGAAATTTATGTTTCTTCTGGTGTCAGTTTTCGATATCATCATCTACTGCTGTTGGAAATATACGCGTATCTTTACCATTTACTGTAAGGACCGGATACACTGTTCAATCTGTTTTTTCTGTACAGCTCCCAAATATAACATTACCTGGTGGGACAACTTATGCAATGGGTCAAGCGGTTCAAGGAAATACATATTTTGAGGTATTTGCAGCACCATCGTTTGCTGGTGTACCAGTACCATCAACAGGATTTTTATGGACTCAGGGATTTTTTCCTATTTAAATTTTTTATATTCTTTTATTTTAAAAATAAAATCTGAGAGTATAATAAGCATGTCGACTTATAAAATCAACAGGCCAGTTACCATAACTGGAAATTTGGTCGCAAGTGCTGGATCTACTACTTTGGGTGCTATTACTGGTACTTCTATTAATGTTTCAGGATTGACTACTTTATCTGGTGGTTTGACTTTAGCTTCTGGATCTACATCCCTTGGTGCTACTACTTTCACTGGAGCGATTGACATGGGAACTTTTAAAATTACAAACCTGGGGACCCCTACCGCTACTGCGGATGCTGCTACGAAAGGATATGTAGATAGTGCTATCCAGGGTCTGGATGTGAAAACATCTGTAAAAGCTGCTACTACTACAGCTGGTACACTTGCATCTTCTTTTGCGAACGGAAGTGTTATAGATGGAATAACCTTGGTAACTGGAGACCGTATCCTTATTAAAGATCAGTCCACTGGAACAGAAAACGGTATTTACACAGTGAATGTTTCTGGTGCTCCAACTAGATCAATTGATTTTGCATCAGGGTCTCTTGCTGCTGGAACTTTTACTTATATCGAACAAGGTACGGTTAATGCTGATGCTGGTTGGGTTTGTACAACAGACCAACCAACTGATGTTGTAGGTACAAATACTTTAACGTTTGTTCAGTTTTCTGGTGCTGGTAGTATCGTTGCTGGAACTGGATTAACAAAAACTGGAAATACTTTAAGTGTTAATGCTTCGCAAACTCAGATAACATCTGTTGGAACGCTTACTTCTCTTACTGTTTCCGGAACTTCTAACTTGACAACATTGGTCGCCGGGTCTGGTGGATTTACATCTACAGCTGGAAGCACTACTCTGGCTGCAACTACCATTGGAGCAATCACCGGTACATCTGCCACTTTCTCAAGTACTCTTGGAGTTACTGGGTTAGCTACTTTTGGTGCTGGTGGATTAACATCTACTGCTGGTACTACTACTTTAGGTGCAACAACTATTGGTGCGATTACTGGTACATCTGCGTCGTTTACAAATCAAATCACATCTACCGTTTCTACGGGTACTGCCCCATTTGTTGTAGCAAGTACTACTAACGTTGCTAACTTGAACGCAAGTTCGTTGAGCGGAGCAACTTTTGCTTCTCCTGGACCAGTTGGTTCGACCACTGCGTCAACCGGTGCTTTTACTACCCTGTCAGCATCGACAAGTTTGACGTCTACTGCTGGAACTACGACTCTTGGAGCCTCTACTATTGGAGCAATTACTGGTACATCTGCTACGTTCTCAAGCACTCTTGGAGTTACCGGATTAGCTACCTTTGGTTCTGGTGGGTTAACATCTACCGCCGGTACTACTACTTTAGGTGCAACAACTATTGGTGCGATTACTGGTACATCTGCATCGTTTACAAATCAAATCACATCTACTCTTTCTACCGGTACTGCTCCATTTGTTGTAGCAAGTACCACTAACGTTGCGAACTTAAATGCAAGTTCGTTGAGTGGGGCAACCTTTGCTTCTCCTGGACCAGTTGGTTCAACCACTGCGTCAACCGGTGCTTTTACTACGCTAACGGCTACTACAAGTTTGACGTCTACCGCTGGTACTACATCCCTTGGGGCTACTACTCTCTCTGGGGCGCTTGCTATGGGAACCAATAAAATTACAGGTTTAGGGACGCCTACTGCGTCTACAGATGCTGCCACCAAAGGATACGTAGATAACGCTATTCAAGGACTGGATGTAAAAAATTCTGTTATAGCGGCTACTACTACTTCTGGTACACTGGCATCTTCTTTTGCAAATGGAAGTACTATTGATGGAATAACTTTAGTAACCGGACAACGTATTCTTATCAAAGATCAATCCTCCGGTATTGAAAACGGTATTTACACTGTTAATGCTTCCGGTGCTCCAACACGAGCAATTGATTATGCATCTGGCTCTTCTGCTGCTGGAACTTTTACTTATGTTGAACAAGGTACAGTTAATGCTGATGCTGGTTGGTTGTGTACAAATGATAGTGTTGGTTCTGCTGATATTGTTGGTACATCTTCTTTGGTGTTTGTACAGTTTTCCGGTGCCGGTATTATTACTGCTGGAACTGGATTAACAAAAACTGGAAATACTTTAAGCGTAAATGCTTCACAAACCCAGATTACAGCAGTAGGAACTCTTACTTCGCTTACGGTTTCTGGAACTTCTAACTTGACAACATTGGTTGCCGGATCTGGTGGATTTACATCTACAGCTGGAAGCACTACCCTTGGAGCTTCTACTATCGGAGCAATTACTGGTACATCTGCTACGTTCTCAAGCACTCTTGGAGTTACTGGTACTACTACATTGGGTGCTGCTACTATCGGAGCAATCACTGGTACGTCTGCTACATTCTCAAGTACTCTTGGAGTTACTGGGTTAGCTACGTTTGGTTCTGGTGGATTAACCAGTACTGCTGGTACTACTACTTTGGGAGCTTCTACTATCGGAGCAATCACTGGTACGTCTGCTACGTTCTCAAGTACTCTTGGAGTTACTGGATTAGCTACGTTTGGTTCTGGTGGATTAACCAGTACTGCTGGTACTACTACTTTGGGAGCTTCTACTATCGGAGCAATTACTGGTACGTCTGCTACGTTCTCAAGTACTCTTGGAGTTACTGGATTAGCTACGTTTGGTTCTGGTGGATTAACCAGTACTGCTGGTACTACTACTTTGGGTACTTCTACTATTGGAGCAATAACTGGTACGTCTGCTACATTTAGCACATCTACGGCATCTACTTCAAACAGTACTGGTGCTGTTGTGTTGAGTGGTGGTTTGGGTATTTCAAACGCTACTGATGCAACGTCTGCTACCAATGGAGGTACTATCACTACTGCTGGTGGTGTTGCTATTGCAAAAAGTGTCTTTGTCGGTACCACTGCAGATATCACTGGAAATACCAGTACTGCTGGTGTATTAGTCAGAGGATCTACTTCCGGGACAATCAGTATTTTGCCGCAAGCTGCTGCAGGTACATTTAACTTTAACTTGCCTACGACTGCAGGATCTGCTGGTCAAGTATTGGCATCAGCTGGTGGAAGTAGTTCTCCTATGACCTGGGTAACTCCAGCTATAAACTCAGCTCCTCAAAGTTTTACAACAACTGGAGCAAACAACCAAACTTCAGCCGCGAATGTTACTGGATTGGTTTACGCTTCTGGTATGTTTGACATAACTATGACAGTAGATGTCGTTGCAACTACAAGTTTGACTCAATTATTCAAACTTTCTGGTATAAAAAGTCCAAGCAGCAGTTGGAGTATAACATCTCTTGAAGTATCTGGAGATAATTCTGGTGTAGTGTTTTCCATAACTTCTGGTGGACAAGTACAATACACTTCATCCAACTACTCTGGATTCACGAGTTTGTCATTCACGTGGGCAGCTTTGTCAGTAACACAAGGTATAACTTACCTTTCTCTTACAGGATCAAGCAGTGGTGTAGTCACTGTAGGTTCATCTACTGGTACATACAACTACAATCTACCAACAACTGCTGGAACATCTGGACAGGTGTTGACAAGTGGTGGTGGAAGTAGTTCTCCTATGACATGGACAAGTCCAGTTCAATATTACGGAGCACTTTCTTATTACTCGTCTGCAAGTCAAACTGTAACTACTGGTACAAATACTACCGTGACTTGGGGTGGAGTTTATAGTGGATCAAGTTCTACTACTGGAATTACCTTTTCTTCTGGAACGTTCACTAATGCTTCTGGTGGTACTATTGTTGTGCAGATATCATGTACTTTACTTTATGATGTTAACGGTACTGGTCAGAGACAATTATCTATCATAGATAGTGCTATAGGACAAATAGGTCTTTCAGTGGTTGGTGCAGTTACGGGTGATTACACATCTGTACACACATCGGCAACATTCCAAGTTCTTAATTCAGGAACATTTACCATAAGAGCATTCCACAACAAAGGCTCAAATCTAGATATAGTCGGAGGAACTAACACTGGTAACATCTCTGTTCTTAGATTGATTTAAACACACCAATTTCAAAGTTGTAATATTACGTAAATTTAAAAAAAATAAAATCTTATGTAATATTATTAGATGTCTACATATAAAATAAATAGACCGGTAACCATAACTGGAAATTTTGTAGGAACAACTACAGATATATCCGGAAATTCATCAACTGCTGGAGTACTTTTAAAAGGATCTACTTCTGGAACGGTAAGTATTTTACCACAAGCAGTTGCAGGTACATACAACTTTAATTTACCAACAACAGCAGGTACTGCTGGACAAGTATTGACATCACAAGGAGGTGTAGGAACTGCTATGACATGGACAACCGCATCTGGAACTGTCACTAGTGTGGCTGCATCTGTTCCAAGTTTTCTTAATATAACTGGATCTCCTGTAACTACTTCTGGAACCCTTGCTATAGGATTGTCCGGAACAGCTTTGGATGTTGCAAACGGTGGAACTGGACAAATAACTTTAACGTCTAATGCTGTGTTGCTTGGTAATACAACTGGTGCTATACAATCACCATCTACTATAACATATGCTTCAAGCACGTTAACACTTCCAAAGATAACGAGTAATGATACCACTGCAACCACTTCAAATACTACAGGTGCAATCATTCTTAGTGGTGGTTTGGGTATTTCAAACGTTACAGATGCAACATCTGCTACTAATGGGGGTACTATTACTACGGCAGGTGGTATAGGTATTGCCAAAAAATTATTTGTAGGAACTACAGCAGATATAACTGGAAATACCTCTACAGCTGGTGTGTTAGTTAGAGGTTCCACTTCTGGTACAATTAGTATTTTACCACAAGCAACGGCAGGTACTTTTAATTTTAATTTACCAACAACTGCTGGTAGTTCTGGGCAGGTATTGACAAGTGCTGGTGGAAGTGGATCTCCTATGACCTGGACAACCCCAAGTAGTGGTACTAAATTTGTTGGTCAATGGAATGTTTCTACACAAATCAACGGTATCAGTGGATCTAACGGAGGAACATATACAGTTATATGGAATACTACTATAGTAGATACGACTGGTAGTACAATGAATACAAGCACGGGTACGTGGACATGTCCAACAACTGGGTATTATCTTATAACGTGTCCAGTGACAATACAGGTAAACAGTACTACTGGAACGTTTCATAATAGAATAAACGTAGGAGGAACTACAAAACAAGAATCAGCTGGAATGGCGGCTGTAGCTAACATGTTTAACACCGTTACATCAACATGTATATTAAATCTTACTGCTACTAATACTGTGACTATAGTTATATTTAATGATAATACTAACACGAATTATTCGGTGGTGGGTCCTACTACAAATACTAATTTGAATATTGCTCAAATTGGTTAGTTTACTCCTCGGTATGTAGGTGTGCATACTCTCCAACAAAAAATTTCACTTTATCAAGAAGAATATCAATTTTTGATGATGATGTAACATCCGAAAAGTAAGTGCTTTTCAGGTTTTGTAGACCGTTTGTAATCTGACACATTGCCTTGTAAAACCTGACAATCCTATCTTTTCGTTTAGTGAACTCGACAGGGTATATTTCATCGTCGTATAGTTTTGAGTTATACATTTCTTTGACATTATATAAAACCGAATCTATAGTTTTTTCTATATCGATTATGCTTTGGGCTCTTGAGTAACCACGAGCCCATCTAAATATATGCGAAACATAAAAGGAGTTGGTCTCGATAGCTAAAATTCCATAAGACCCTCTTCTTATACGTCCATTCTTAGGTATTTGTGAAATGATTTTAAGATTTAATAAATCGTCATCTAACATTTTTCTATATTTTACCTATATAAAATATTTAGGATTTATTACATAACTATAGAAACTTTATGGTTATTATAAATTTCTAAGTTAAACGAAGAAAATGCAACTGTTGGTGTAGGTCTTGTGTATAGATTATCGTTTATACAAGATTTCCAGTCAATTTTATCATACCATATATCTGGTTGATAAATTCGTAATACACTTATACCATTGAGAAGTGATGTCTTCATCTTTTCGATATCATTTTCTAAAGTCTTTTCATAACTCTCCCAGTTACCTACTTGTCTGAAATGTTGTTCTCCGTCTACTTCTACTATTAGCTTATGATCTGGTAAGTAGAAGTCGTATCGTTTACGACTAGAACCTATTTTGTATTGTATTATGAAATTTATACCCGTTTCTTCCAGATAATCGGCTACTAGTGTCTCTGTTTTATTAACACAACGAGGACATCCTTGATTTTTTTTCGTTTTATCATTGGGTCTCTGTAGATAATCATGATTACATTTTTTACACTGGAACCAAAATTTCTTCCCATTTGATATAGACACTGTTTCTGGTTTAATATAGATACCGTTTTTGGTGATATTCTTAACAGACCATGTATCCTTGTAAACGTAACAACTTTTTTGCAAACAGAATAAACAATCTAAAAATCCACATAATTTACTATTACTACAATATAGGCATCCACTTCCTTGTGATTTATCACAAGGAGTTTGTTCATAACTGTGATTACAAATATGACAATCAAACCAAAATTTTTTACCACTTTTTATAAATACCGTTTTTGGCGATATTTCATTTTTATCAGACCATATATCTTCATAAATATCACAACTTTTAGATAAACATAATATACAACGATCATAACATAACTGTTTATTGCTACAAAATGGACATCCTTGTCCATATGTTTTATCTGCTGGTGCTTGCTCATAGCTATGTTTACAAACATGACAATTGAAAATGTATTTTTTATGACTACTTATAGCTATCGTTTGTGGTTCAATGAACACCATCTCCATATCAACATTCTTAACCGACCATATATCCTTATAAACATAACAACTTTTTTGCAAACATAATAAACAATCCGAAGATCCACATAATTTACGATTACTACAGTATGGACATCCAGCACCATTGGATTTATCTGCTGGTCGTTGGTCATATTCATGATTACATACGTGACAATCGAACCAAATTTTTTTACCGCTACATATTCTTACCATTTCCGGTGATTTCAAATTTTTCTTACTCCATATATCCTTATATACTACACATGTCATTATAACATACATTGGTTTTATTTCTTTAAGCCTAGATTAGAAAAGAACTTAAAGAAATAAACACACACTTAACTATGACTTCTGAGCCAGTTGTGAAAAAAAAACGTGGACGTAAAACCAAAGACGAATTTTACAAGACAAAGAAGGTAGATGTCGTTAACGCAGGCAATGATGATGTAACTATTCATCTCCCCATAAGCCTAGAAGATTGTCAAACTAACACTAATTTAGATCGACAGATTGAAATCATGATGACTACACCGGAGCTAACTGGTTACACCCCTGAGAAAAAAACACTTGAATTCAGCGAAGTACGGGATCTCGCAACTCCGTTTATTGACGCAGTTAGTGTCACACCCATATACAAAGATCAAAAAGTAGAAATTTATGATTTGACTCTTAACAAAAAAAACGAAGACACGAGTACCATGAAAACAGACATAAATTGCTGGCATTGTTGTCACAATTTTACAACTACACCTGTACATCTTCCTACTTCTTATAGAAGAGGTGTTTATAAATACATTGGTATATTTTGTTCATATAACTGTTGTTATACCTATGCTAAAATTATACCTAAATTTAACAAGGACATCTACCTCTTAAATTATCTCTTTAAATCTCAGACCAAAAACAGAGGAAAAATTTTAGATTATATAACGCCAGCACCACAAAAGGAAACATTGAAAATCTTCGGAGGAATTCTGACAATCGAAGAGTTCAGAAGTAATAATTCATATTTTACTATCAACACATTTCCAATGGTATATGTACAAAGTGTCTTGGTAAAAAAGACAAAGATATCAGTACCTCAAGAACGATTCAAGGTGCTCCCACCATCAAAGAAGTTCACAACGCCAATTGTAAAGATCCCTAGCAATTCCTTGAGTAAAATCCTTGGGATAGTTTCAACAGTTTCTACAGCGTGACGCGCCCCAGACCTGATATTAATTTAAAAGTTAACTTTAATGGTAAACAAGTGTGTTTTAGGTATAGATGTAGGTCTTAAAACGTTGGCGGTTTGTGTTTTTGATACTAGGATACGTTTATGGAATGTCTATAATGTATTGGAAGAAGAAGTAAAAATGTGCAGTGTTTGCACTAGGCCATCTAAATATATTTCTGGATTTTGTGGGTTTCACGTGTCATCGTCTTTAAAACTTAAAAAAAACCAGATTAAAACGAAAAAAGTCAAGTCGTATTCGCTTCACGAAACAGCTAAGAAAATAATCACTTTCCTGGAAAAGTTGATAAGTGAAAATATAGAAATATTTGATGAAATAACCCAAGTAGTTATCGAGTTACAATTAAAATTAAACGCAAGGATGTGCTTTGCATCCAATATGATATTTGCAAAGTTGTCCGATCATTTCTTAGAAAGTAATACGTCTATAAAATTTGAAAAAGCAAGCGCTAAACTTAAAAAATTTGCAGGAGATAAAGGAACGTTCGTGGAAAATACATATGCAAATAGAAAAATGAAATCAGTGGAATATGTAAGGAACACGCTCGTAGAACTAGAGGAAACGGAGATGTTAAAATATTTTTCAGACCTTAAGAAAAAAGATGATGCCTCAGATAGTTTTTTACTGGCGTATAACAATGCAACTTAAAGAAAAGAAACTAAAAATTTTCATATGAAATATATCTTGTCATACCACGACGAAGATGAAATAAAAGAATTCAAATTCTCCGAATTTACTGTAAAAATTGAAAAATATAGCGGTGGCATATCTAGGCTATATTTAGTAGATAATGTAGACGGTATAGAGATCCCTTGTCCTGAAAACATGCATCTATGTGATATAAAAAATAAACAAGTAGATTTTAGAGATTCGTTTTTTATCAGATGGTTTACTGATTACTCTTTGATGCTTAGTGATGTAGAATTATTATCTATTAAAAACGAGGTCCCGGGACAGAGATAAGGTATTCAACTTAAAGAAAAGAACCTAAAACTTTTCATATGAATTATGAACACAATTCTTATGAAAGCAAAAAGCTTTACACTAATTCGGGTAGGTCAAACATGGTAAATTTAGGAAACAGTTGTTTTTTTAACTCTGTAGTGTCAGCGTTATCAAACTGCTTAGGTCTAACACACTACATCTTGACCAGAAAATATGCTGAACATACTACACCAGAAAACGTAGAGAGATCTGAATTTAGTTTTTTTGTAAATTACATAAAAGCATTGGTAGCGTTGTTTGAAAAGAATCAAACTATATCACCAAAGACTTTACGCAAACAACTTTCCGTATTTTTACCAAATTTAACAGCAGGAGTACAGCATGATGCTCACGAATGTTTAATAGGTATTCTTGACCTATTGCATATAGCAAGCAATAATAAGATGTTCAACCCTGGCCCGGTTGATATGAAGATACATGAACATCTAGTAGAGTCCAGAAAGACATGGATATCTCATTTTTCAGATGGGTATTCTGTAGTAAATCATTTGTTCTTCGGACAATATATCCAGAAGATAAGATGCGTAGAATGTGGAGAAACTAGTTATACGTATCAACCTTTTGTAGACCTTAGTATGGCACTACCAAGACAGAATGTAGATAAAATATCTACTATTTACGATGTTTTAAACGAACATTTCAAGAAACAAGTACTTGATAAAAATTGTGAAAAGTGTAAAAAGAAAACTGAACATTCTATGAAAACGAGGATAATCAAGTTACCAAAATATCTTATTATACATCTTAAACGGTTCAACAATTCTCTTAAAAAACTAAGTACTGATATAGCATATAGTTCTGAACTTGAAATGTCAAAATACACTGTACTTGTTGAAAACCAGTCTGTAGAATACCGTCTTGTGTCTACGATCCTTCATACTGGGTCTACTATCAGCAGAGGACATTACTCTACCACGAATAGGGTGTATGACAATATGTGGGTAAATATTGACGATGACGTGACTACAGAAGTAAAACCTATCGATGTATGCCAAACTAAAAACATATACATTCTTATATACGAGCTTGATGCTCTATGACTATTAGCTTAAAGAAATACATACTATGTATAGTATGTATAGATACACAGAATTAATGCAAAAATATAACTACGTAGAATTGGTGCAAAAGCTGAGAAATCCTGAAGTATTTGATACAATGGATGAAGATTTACTTCATAAATGTATAGTATATAAATCATTTTTTTCTTCAAACAAGTACTCTCTTCAGTTAGAAAACGATCTAAGAAAAATGTTTAATTTAAGTAAAAAAATAAATAACAATTGTGGGGACGGTACTTCTGTTTTCGGGAAAAAAATTGAAATAAAAATTTCACTTGGCAACACTTCTGGGATTTTTAACTTTTTACAGATTAGACCAAGTCACGATATAGACCATTATCTTTTCATGATATATGATCTGAATCATGGAGATGAGGGTAAGATTCAGTTTTTTCTACTATCTTCTAGGCAGGTAGATGCTCTTATACCAAAATATGCTAGTTATACTCATGGATCTGTTAAAAATATAGGAAAGATCACCCGTAATTTTAACAAGATGTTAGAGTACACTCTAAGACCATGTAATAATACAAAAAATAAGAAAGGTCATGAACTGTGGAAAAAATTTCTGATGTATGAAAAAACAGAACAGGAAATCTACATCGTGTTAAATACTTAAAGAAATAATACTAATACACTGTATATGGATCAGTTTTACACCAGAGATGAAGTAGCATCAAGACTGTACAATACTTTCTGTGAAAAAGTAGACGTATCAAATTTTGATATCATCCTGGAGCCAAGCGCTGGTAAAGGAGCTTTTTATAAATTATTACCAGAAGACGAGAGGGTCGGTCTTGACCTTGAACCAAAATACGAAGGTATACAGCAGTTAAATTTCTTTGACTATGTACCGTTACCTTTAAAAATATATGCTGTTATAGGGAACCCTCCTTTTGGGAGGGTATGTTCTACGGCAGTTGATTTCTTTAACAAAGCAGCAGAATTTTCAAAGGTAATTGCTTTTATAATTCCAAGAACTTTTAATAGAATTTCAATACAGAACAGGTTAAATTTAAATTTTAGTTTAATTTACACAGAAGATTTACCCTTAAACCCATGTTGTTTTGAACCTAAAATGAGCGCTAAATGCTGCTTCCAAATCTGGACGCGTAACACAACACCAAGAAAGGTTACGAACCTACCATCTTCACACAGGGATTTTTCATTCGTGAAATACGGGCCTCTGGACGACTTGGGTATACCTACTCTTCCAGACAAATCCAGTTTTGATTTGGTAATTAAAGCGTATGGAGCAAATTGCGGTAAAATAATACCATACTCTGATGCTTTACGTGCCAAATCATATCACTTTATAAAATCTCATATACCTTTAAACCTCCTCACTGAGAATATATCATCACTGAATTTCGACGTATCTTTAGATACTTGTAGACAGAGCTCTTTGGGAAGAAAGGATTTCGTATACATTTACACACAGGCTTAAAGAAATTCTTTTATAATAGGGCATGTACTCGGAAGAGAGTTTAAAAGAATTACATAGAATCAAGTATAGATATGTAATGGAACATCTTGTAAACAGGACAGAATATGCAAATAAATTGATATGGAGACATAGAAGACATCGCGAACTCATGCAAGCTTTAAACATTCTAAGCTTAAAGAAATAAACTTGTTAAGAGTAAATGGAAGAGGAACTGGTAATCTGTGAAAAAGTGAAACGTTTAATGCAAAAACCACAACCAGCCCAGAGGACACAGGAATGGTATGATACTCGTAAAACAAGAGTAACAGCTTCAGCGCTTGCATCTATGTTAGTGAGAGATGAAAAGACATGTGGTAGATATGTAGAAGAATATGGTCTTCAGGATACTTTTGATTATGACAACAAGTGTTGTAATTCGTATACAACATTTGAACAATTTAAATTAGATAAAATTAAAGCAACGTTCAAGGGTAATATTGCTACTTTCTGGGGACAGCGCTACGAGCAAGTTGCTACTGACATTTATATGCTTATAAACAATACTGTAGTAATTGAATTCGGACTATTAGCGCATGACACATTACCTTGGCTTGCAGCATCACCAGATGGAATAACGGTTGATGGAATCATGTTGGAAATCAAGTGCGTTTTCCGTCGTAAAATTACAGGAATTCCAATGTTAGTATATTGGAAGCAGGTACAGTCACAACTTGAAGTAGCAGACCTTGAATACTGTGACTTTTTTGAAGTAGAGTTTCAAGAAATATCTACAATGTCTGAATTTTTAGACGACAGTCTTCAGGATAAACCACCTGAATACAGAGGACTCTATTTACAAATAGAATCGGTTCCAGATGAATTTGAGGCTAGAACTTACACTTATCCAGATAGAAAGTTGATCAATGATCCAGTAGCTCTTCAAAAATGGACAGAGGAGACGTCTATGAAAATAATTGAATCCAGGAACTTTGAAGTAGTAAACCAGACAGATAACTTGATAACATGTAGAGATCAGCGATATACAAAACATAATATAAGAACCGTATATTGGAAAACTGCTACGATATCTAATGTAAGAATCAAAAGAGATCGAGAATGGTTTGCTTCGGTAAAAGATACACTAAAGGAACGTTGGGATGAGGTACTTGCCTTTAAGGACAACTATGTTCCAGGCGAAGTTAAACAGGAACAAGTAGAATATACTTGTATGTTCTAAATTTTAAACATCATTACTATAGAAAAAAACAAAAACATTTTCTATTGTAATACTAACGACATGAGCGATATACGAAATTCTCATATACAAGGTGATTTGACTATATCTGCGAACTTGAATGACCCGGGTATACTACATACTGATTTTCTCGAAGAAACTACAGCAAGTTCTGGTGTATTAATTAATAACTCCATATTAAAAATAGGAAGTTCAGCTTCGTTTTTAAATGATTCTATTTTTACTGGAAATATTAATTTAGAATCGTCAGTAAGTGTAACACCAAATGTATTGAAAATAACAAATTCTGCTGGTGGAGTTTCTGTTTTTAGCAGTGGTAACAAGGGTATTGTTATATCAGAAACAACTGGTAATGTACTGTTAACATCGACAGCTGATTCTGTAGATGCTTTTACAGGTAGTTTGATAACAACTGGAGGAGTCCTGGTGGGAAAAACATTAAACGTAAAAGATAGTATAAATGGGTTAGATGGTATCCATACCTTTACAAATACGGTTCCAGCTGAACATGTAATGGAAGTAACCAACACTTCCTCGTCCGGGTTTAGTTCTACTAGATTTAACAATAATTCAGGTCTAAGTAAACTTGAAATAGGTTATGGTAATGGTTTAGTTGGTGCACCTCTAACAAGTACAGCATATATACAATCTACAAATGGATCAAGTTTACTTTTCAGGGGAGATTCTACAGATTCGTTTAAAATATCTACAGACAGTAGTCTAGATTTTTACAATACAACAGCTAGTACTAATATAACAGCAGGTGCTATGAGGATACTTGGTGGTGTAAGTATATCAAATGCTACTGACGCAAGTAGCGTGTCTTCTGGTGGTTCCTTCACCACAGGAGGAGGATTGTCTGTAGCAAAACAGGTATATTTTGGAGGTTCTGTTAATATGAGTATATCACCAGCGCCATCAAATCCTAGTTCTGGTATAGAACGTCTTTATGTAGATGATGCTGATGGTCTTTTAAGGAGTAGAAGAAACGATGGTACTGTTACTACTTATCAACCAACAACTACAAAAGGAGACCTCATGTCTCATAATGGAACAACACAAGACAGGCTTCCAGTAGGACAGGATGGTTATGTACTTTCAGCAAACAGCTCTCAACCACTTGGAATGGAATGGGTTTTTAATGGATCTGGGTCCGGTACATCAAGTAGTAACAAGTACAACCTTACAACTATAAATTCAAAAACAGTTGTTATAGAAAATCCATTGGGTACATATTGTATTTTTACATATCCATTGGTAGAATCAGGTGCATCTTGCAATTTTTTTATATCAAAAAGTACTGCAACTGTAAACGGGGTTGTTGTTAGATTAAACTCGAATCGTAGTTTAACAAATAATGGAAATCTTGTAGCAAATTATCCAGCATATAAAGGTGTTCAGATAAGTAAACCTTATAGTGAAGGAGATGGTAATTATGTAGGTAATACCAACGAATTTTTCAACTACACTCTTGTAACTTTGTCAAGCAATACTTGGACATCTCTTGGACCTAATTATATGACATATATTGGATGTTTATGTATATCCGTAAGTTCGCTTGCTGGAGGACCTTCAGCTACATTTATTATTTCAAAAAATATCAGCACATTAGCTAATGGAAATATAACCACGATAGTATCATCTCCATCCGCTACTTTTGGAGTTTTACAGGTAAGGTGGCAGGCATTAGGTCAGTTAGAGATACGAAAAACAAACGGTAATAATGATGGAACATACAACATAGTAGATAATTTTCAAGATACATCTATAAATACAACTATAACGCTTACTGGTACTGCGCAGACAACAGTGGATAGTTCCGTATTTAATTATTTTGAAAACAAGTCTTTTATGTTAAAGGTTACATCTTCTATAGCAAATGCCCCAAATGCTATATTTTTGATGAGTAAAAATTCTCCAAGTATATCTGGAAGCAGTTCTGTTTTTAGAAGCCCGGGAGGTACGACTGGAGAACAGCTTAACATTCAATGGGGTGTTAACAGTAAAATATCGTTGTCAAAATCTGGAACCGGATACAATGGAACCTATAGCCTTGTCTTTACTAAACTTACATAATTATTTTCTACGGGTATTGTAGAAATGTCTTTGACTAAGTGGAGAATATACTGTATAACTGAAAATAGTTGGACTGAAGGTTGGTTGGAATCTGGCCATACTCCAACAACGTGCTTCAGAAACAATGAACATAATGTAAACCCATCTTCGTTACAAGATATAGAAACAACTCAAAAAATTCTTGTACATATTGAACAGGAAGCTATAGCTACTGGTGGAAATTATAAAACTGATGGATTTGCGTTTACAGCAGCACCAAACACTACTACAATATTTCCTACTACATGGCCGATCCCTATAACTACTTCCGTTGTACATATATTGGATACTGTTGAAAATTTAGACGATACTCTTGATGCTATTGTAGCTCCTCAGACACCTGTTGGTGTTATAACAGCTGAACATCAAATAGGGTGTCATATCGTTTCTACAAATAGTACTGTATTTGCTCATGCAAAAGTTGGTTACGAATGTTTCGTAGGGATGGAGTTTTTAGGTAGAATATTAGAGTTAAACCCTTCTACATTGACAATAAGATTCCAGAATCCTACTACTGTTGTGCATGCTGCTGGTGAATATTTTTCTATACAGTTGCGTATAATACAAAACTACCCTCTTGGGACTAAGATAGGAGGAAATTTAGGCGTAGCAAGTATAGGTGGTAAATGGCTTCCTGCAAATACTATAACCAATGTAATTTATACCAATAACTCAAACGTTGCTAAAAAATTTAGATTTACAGTGGAACATCTATTTTAAGCTTAAAGAGATAATTTGACATATTAGTAAAGATGGCACACAGTTACAAGTCTACTTTTGATTCTGAAAAGTTGGAAATTTCAACACCTGTTAAAAACACGTCTACTGGAACATGGGATTGTGAGCTAAGTTATAGCAACAAACCACTTACTATTTCTATGCCAAAAGTTACTCTTGTAAAGGACACTGGTATGATCATTTTTAAAGGAAAACACCTCGAAGAATATCTTAAAACCGTTGAAAATATTGAAACTCTTGTATGTGATCATCTCTACAAAAACAGTAGAGAAATCTTTAATGGAAAGGTGTTTGAAGAGAACAAATTCAAAAATTCTCTTAGACCTTCTATCGAGATAGACTCCCAAAATAATATCGTATACTTTCAAACAGATGTCTCTTCCGATGTTAAATCTTTTGACGCGTTTGGAGATAAGATTAATTTTTCAGATGTTGGTAAGAGTGTGTCTGTTGTTGTAAAAGTGGAAAAATGTTCATTTACAAAGGAGCTTTTTGATATCCGTTACACGATCACACAGATTAAATCAAGAAAACCTGAAAAGTCAGACGTAAGTTTTGATTTTCAGGTTGAAAAAAAAGAAGAAGTGGTTGAAACTGTGGTTGAAAACGCGGAAGAATCTGAAAATTTCTTTGACTAAGCTCAAACGAGCGCTATTTTATTTTATTTTTTTTTCCTTGGTAGATGATATAAAAAAATGGATGTCCAACAGATGATATTACCAACAATCGCATTTTTCGTTGCCGCATACGTCATTTATATTATAATCAAGAAATATATGGAAGGTATTGACAATGTTTCAGATTTTGTACCTGGAACTGACGCAGCTTTGCCTGAAGAAAAATTGATTGTAGATGTCCCAGTAGCAGCAGCTAAAGAAGAAGTTAAACCAACAGAATCCCCTGAATTTGCACCAGCAAGCGCACCACAAGCTCCAGCAGGCGATGCTATCAAACCAGCAGATCTGTTGCCAAAAAGCGATGCCGTTGCATCATTTGAAGGACAATTCCCTTCAGGACAAGGCGAGGCATCTGACAAAAATTTCTTGATCGCAGGATATAACATTGGGATTAACACCGTCGGATCTTCTTTAAAGAACGCTAACCTACAGCTTAGATCAGATCCATACATCCCTCGCAAACAAGTCTCGATTTGGAACGAGTCGACAATCATGGCTAGTGACTTAACTAACAGGAAGAATTTGGAAATTGGCTCTTAAATTCGTCATATAATTTTTCATCAAAACTAGCATAGATAATATCGGGCTGGTGACGTATTATCATGTTTTCTAATATAATATTTTTCCAATCTATTTTGTTTTTGTATATGTCTAGTTGAGATATACGTAAAATAGAATAACCATGGTCTCGAGCATACAACCACTTTTCCATATCATTTTTTTGATTATCAGCAGCCGATAGTCTGAAATGTTTTACAGTTTTAAAATGCTGTTCACCATCTACTTCTATTATGAGATTAAAATCTTTTAATAGAAAGTCGTATCTACGTAATGATCCAGGTATAACAAATTCCTTTAAGAAATTAAATTTGTTATTTTTTAAGTAGGTGTTTACTACGCTTTCAGTTTTATTTTTACATAAAGGACATCCTCTAAACATTCTAGGACGTTGAAGATAATCATCTTTACATGTGTTACAAGTCCACCAGTATTTAGTATGGGTATATGCGAAAACCATACGAGGATCTACTGTATTTTTCACACTCCATTTATGTAAAAAAACATAACAAGATTTAAGTTTACATATAGTGCACGAAATATCCTCACATAATTTTTTATTTGTACAGTAAACACATGTACTATTATTTCTGATTTTATAAACAGGTTTTTGTTCATATTCATGATAGCATGTTTTACAGTCAAATATGAAGCTCTCTATAGACTGTGTAAAGACTTCTCTAGTGGTTTTCAAATTTTTAGAACTCCAGATGTCAGAATACCTACTACATGAATTTTCGGTACAAGAAACGCACGAAATATCAGAACATAAAATTTTTTTAATACAGTATGGGCATCCGTTTCCATTTGATACTGTAGCTGGTTTTTGACTATATTCATGTTTACATGTAGAACAATTGAATATATACAAAGAGTTACTATATTTTCTGACCATCAAATATGATTTTTTATTTTTACAACTCCACATAGAGGCATAAATTTTACACGATGCTTCATCACAATGTAAACAACCATCTACGCCACATAACAGATATTTACTACAGTACGGGCAACCATAATTCCTAGTAAATTTTTTATCTGGTAGTTGTTCGTAGTCGTGGTTACATTTATAACAATCAAACCACCATTTTTTTCTACTGTGTACACTTACTTCGCATGCTGATAAGTCATTTTTAACACTCCATATGTCTGAATATATTTCACATGTCTGCTTCATTTTACTATTTATATAGATTTATCTCTTTAATATAAAACGAGTTGTTGTTTGTAACACATAGAGCTGGAGAAAAACCACTTTTATCACGAAGCAAATCTTCTATAATATTTTTAAAACAAACTAAAATTGTTTATTTTAAAAAAAAAATCTTTAACTTAAAAAATAAAACCTGAAAGACTGGATGGGGCACCAGAAACACTTTTTATGGTAAAATGGTTATGAAGTAAATGTTTTTTTAAAATAAACAAAATTATTTTAAAAATTTATTGCTCTAAATACGCAAGTATGTTTCTCCTTGTATAGTAGGTTCATTGAAATAACACG